CCCCAATCGAAAGAAGAAGTTAAACACCCATCAATGATTCTCTGCCTCTTTAAATCTTCTACATTGTAACATCCTTCAAGTGAAGGTCTATTACAAATAACACACCTGTATGGAATCTCAGGGAAATGATGTCCTGGGGAATCAGCAGGAAACATTTCCAAATTAGCATATGCCCAAACTTCTTTCACTGTTTCTGCTGCATAGTCCAGTGCTAACGTATTAGCATCATTGGTAATGATTAGCATTACGTACTTTTTAATCCTGGTCATCTCTAAACTCCTTTTTAATGTATTCAGATTTGAAAGTAATGGTTATGGTACGATTTTTGCCTAAAGCATCTGGATGATTAGAAAACTTTTTATCCCACATTTTCTTCAAATGTGAAAAGAGAAATTCCCACATAGTGCCCATGTTTGCTTGCAAAACCCGCGTAGGAATTTTTATACCTACTTCGATAGTCTTGTAACTACCCGCCATTCTTTTCCTCCATCACTTCTACTTTATTCCACAATGGGATAATATATTTCTCATCGAGTCCCGAAAACAAACAGAACTCTTTCAACTTAACTGTCATAAACTGAACTCCACCACCACATTCTTCAACATCATCTCGTATAAAGTACCACATCCCGTGGTACTTATAAATCTTCGTTATCAAACTCCAGTCGTGTTTCTTTAACTCATTTGCATAAACTTCTGGGCTTCCTAAAAGGAAACACAGTGTTAAATGCATGAGTTTGTCCGCACGAGTTCTCATACAGAACTCGCTAACTGCTTCAACTCTAAGAGCTTTTCCGAACATTACTCCTCTCCTTGAAGTTTGTTGTCTCCTGAATAATCCTCTGGAAATTTAGATAATCCAGTATCTACAACTACTTTTACCTCTTCAATATCACTAGGAAGCAAATACACTATAGCAAAATCTTTTCCCTTTCTTGTGTTCTTTAGAATCACTTGAACTTGTACAAACCCATTCTCTATCCCAACCACTTTTCCTCTCTCTTTCTTTATTTTCCTAAAGAAAGAATTATCAGATTCTACTACCATTCCAATTCTTACTTCGTGCAGTTCCATTTACTTCTCCTTGCTTATGTTTTAATATGGATATAAAACAGAATAAAAGCAACTAAACAGAACGCGATTTGAGTTAAGTATAATTCACCACGCAATTTGAGCACACTTATCTGAGTTTTACTAGATTCCACTAGTAAATCTAGAATTACCTGATTAGGAGATCGCGTTACTCTCTCAATAAGACCTTCCTTAGCCATAAAATAGTCCTTCTCAGTTCTGAAATCTGGTTTCTTACTGTTCAGTTCCATTTACTTCTCCTTCTTCTTTATTGTGATTGTCATTGTAACCTCATCTCCTGCTTCAAGAGTAGTCTGCTCCAATAGCTTATTCCAAATGCGAACAGCTATTCCTTGAGTAGTAAAATACTGGTCTTGATCTACTTTGACCACACCAAACTCTTCATAAGTTGTGTAGTCAAGTTTAGATGTTTCAGTGAATTCTTGTTGCATCACAACTTCCCCCAGATATAAAATGTAATGAGTATTAGCCAAATAATCGTTATTGTAGCTAAACAACCAAATACTTTAGCTACACCTGAATCTAAATCTCCTACTCGTTGATTTAGTTCGTGTATTTTAACTTCTTGATTAAGCAAAAGTTCTTGTAGCGCTTTCTCGCTCCTTTTCTGCTGATAAGGACAATTGTACTTAGGATCTAAATCTCCGCCATTAAAACTTCTGGCTTGTTCACAAGAACAAATTCCATACCCGCGCTCTGGATAATCTTTCCAGAATAAACAATCGTCACATTGAAGATGCATCTTCTCTTTCATTCTCTTCTCCTTTTCTTTTTCTCCTAATTGTATTGAATAAGCAATACTAGCTGGATTATCTAGTGGGGTAAACTTACAATTAGCTTGTGCTAATTGATCCCTATAAGACCTATAAAGAAATTGTTGAAGATCACTCCATCCTTCTTTAGCTTTCTGAAATCCTAGTGCCTCTTCTTCTAGGGTGTCCCTAACTCTTTTAATTTCTTCTTTTAGTTCCCCAAAAAGACACTCATCATCTGGAGGAGTACTAATTCCCATGTGCTCATCTACCCCAACACTCATTAAATTACAAGGATGGGCACAAAATCCTTGTAAATCAATTGTAGCATTATCATTTGGAATGAAATACTTACATTCCAAACAACAAATTTTTCCTTCCATTTTCTTCCCCTTAAAATCCCTGGCAGTCTTGATCTAGATAAGTTTGATCAAGTTTCAATACCACTACTTTTTCAATTGTAACATCTCCTTGTGTCGCAAGTTCAATGAGTTTGGGTGTTACTAGAACATCCCACTCATTTTCTACTAAATCAAATCCGATGTACAGGACTAGACCTGTGTCTTCTCTTTCACTTTCTCCATATGCACATTCCTGATAAATAACAAGTGCTAGGATTTGTGTGCATAGTAGAGCTATGAAAACCAGCAAGAATGTCAGGTATGTCTTAAAATACGCACGCATTTGTTTTCTCCTTTGGCTCCCATTTAAGGGTTTTAAAAGTTCTCTCAAAGATGAGTTCCCTCTTCTTTGTTTCCAAATCTGCCACGAAATATCGTACTCCTTTAGGAGTGAGCATAACTCTTGTTATTTGATAGCTAGCCTCTCCCAAAGGAGAAACTAGAATTTCACCTACCTTGTACCTTGCTTTCATTTCCACGGCAGTTCTCCTATTCCGAATACTAGCATTGTGAATACTAGCACGAACAACATGGCCAGAAGCATTCCTGCAAACCATTCTGCACTACTTCTGTTCGACATCATTTCTGTAGTACCTCCTAATGTTTCTTTCTAGCCCTTTCAGAACTTCAGCTAATTCTAAAAGGTTATCCACAGAAAAAGTGGTTGCTTTTGATATGGTTCTGTATTTAGCATCACTGTATCCAATAAAAATGTACCCAACTATACGTCCACAATCGTAACAAACAATTTCCTGACTGTTCCTAGGATTCTGTTTCATAAGTGAAAATGTTGACACGTACAACTTAGCTTCTAGGTTTGAATCTAGAAATTCCATGAGTTTCTTTTTAGTTTTATCCATTTTCTTTTTCCTCCTGTTCTTGTTCTTCCGTACAATCCAAAACTATCCTCACGACTCCAATACGTTGCAAAGACTTTGCTACTTCATCTTCTATCAAATGGTAGCCAAATTCTTTACACATTTTACCAGTATACCTCTTAACCTCACCAATGTCAATACTAACACTTGTTTTATCATCTGTCATAAATTGATGAAATAATTGGTGATAAAGCCCCATTGCGGCAACTTTATGTTCGTTGCAAAAGTCTGGAGAAACAAGTTCTCCATCTTTATTGTACAGTAGTACTTTCATTGTTTTCCTCCTGTTTTACTATCTCAGACTCCAGTTGCAAACGCTCTATTTCATCAAGAGCTTCTCTCAAGCGAAAAATTAGCGCTTCCTGATCTCCAGTTAGTTTACGCAAATCCTCTATTTTTTCTGCTGACCATCCACTCATTTCTGTTCCTCCTCTTTCTTTATCCTCAATTCTAAACTGTTTCTTATAAGGCGTTCCTGATTATAAAGTTCGCCCACCAACTTTAGCAACTGACGAGTAGCTAATAACTCATCAATAAGAACACGCTGTTGGATAATTCCTAATCCCTTACATTTCTTACTAAGTTTACTATGTTTTAACTTCTCCCAGTTAAAAGTTTCAGGCATACCACTATACCCTATCAAAACTGCGTTACTAAAAATATACTCTCCTGGTATTGGATTTTTTTCCGGATTGGCATTTGACAGATAAAAAACGTCGTTTTTCCATCCACGCCATTTTAATTTTCGTATCCTCACTTTTCTTCCTCTTCTTTCTCTAAAGTCCATCCGTTGCGGATTAACCAAGATTCATTAAAAATTTTGCGGCCTGATACAGTTTCTCCTACTAGTGTATTATTTTCTAAATAATACCCAGTATAATAAATTGGAAATCCTGGTTGAATCATCACATCTGAAATCTCAATTTTCAGACTCAGAATAGGATGCACTAAAACATCCCCAACACAAAACTTCGCGTCAATCACGCTTAGGCGTGATGTTGTGTTCTTCATTTCCTTCACTCCTTTTGTATGAATAGTCCTTGTTATCCTACTAGAAACAACTTTGGGTTTACCTAAATCACTCATCTCTCCTCCGCTCTAGAAGTCCATCCAATGCATTTTTAGTCTCTAAATTTAAACTATCAATAGTTTCGTCCCATTCATTTCTATTAAGTAGTAATAGAATATCACTTATCTTTCTCATCATTATTTGGCACATGCTCTCATTATTTAAAGTATAAAATAGCCAACACACATCATCTTTATTCCAGAAAAAGAAGCCAAAATGTCCATTTGGAGTGTGATCTTGTGCTTCTCCAGATATAGCTCCTATAAACTTGTGTTTTTTATACGAACTATAATCCAATGACAGTCCACAAAACCAATCATGGTTGTGAACTTGGTAGCAAACTTGATCTATTCTATAGATCAAACTTTTAGTTAGTCGTTTCATCAAACTCCCCCAATTCAAATCTATTCTGGGTAAAGAAGGAAGGAAGAAGAAAAACTTTCATGTTCCTCATAACACCCTCCCCATACCTTTTAGGAGCGTGCATCTCCTCAAACCACACAACTTCATTGCTCAATCCAGATGGGCTAATGTAACGATCTCTAAACTCTAGAGTTTCCCCTTGATCAGAATATGAATCATATTCTGATAGCTGATCTGCACTAGGTAACTCACTTCTAGTGCAAATGCCGATGGTGACTTTTTCATTCTGAAGAATGATGCGTTTCATTTCTTCCCCAACCTCCAGTTGTTTTCTTCCATTCCCTCATCTTCTCCCTGTGTTGACACAGGAATATGTTGTGCTTCTGTGCCAAAAAGTTTCTCGCACAGTTTCGTTAACTCCTCTTCCTCCTCTGGCGTCCTAGGAGAAACAAGGTGAACACTTCTCCCACACATTTCACTTCTCCTCTTTTAGTAATATCCACCGTGAAAAAATCTTAGCTCTGCTAAGATTAGCGTAACAAAGATTAGCTCTGCTAAGATTAGCTCCGCTAAGATCAGCTCTGCTAAGATTAGCTCCGCTAAGATCAGCTCCGCTAAGATTAGCGTAACAAAGATTAGCTCTGCTAAGATTAGCTCTGCTGAGATCAGCTCCGCTAAGATCAGCGTAACAAAGATTAGCTCCGCTAAGATTAGGAGCTTCTTCCTTTGTTCTTGCATCGTTGATGATTTCTAACGCCTCTTTTCTATTCATTTCACTTCTCCTTTTTCTGTAATACCCAACTTGAAAAAATTTTAGCGTTACTAAGATTAGCATACCTAAGATCAGCATACCTAAGATCAGCGTCACTAAGATTAGCGTTACTAAGATTAGCATACCTAAGATCAGCATACCTAAGATCAGCGTCACTAAGATTAGCATACCTAAGATCAGCATGCCTAAGATCAGCATACCTAAGATCAGCATACCTAAGATCAGCATGCCTAAGATCAGCGTCACTAAGATTAGCGTTACTAAGATTAGCATACCTAAGATCAGCATACCTAAGATCAGCGTCACTAAGATTAGCATACCTAAGATCAGCGTTGCTAAGATTAACACCGCTAAGATTAGCGTTGCTAAGATTAGGAATTTCTCCTTTTACTCTTGCATTGCTAATAATCTCTAGCGCTTCTTCTCTGTTCATTTCGTTTCCTCCCTTTCTCCCTCAGCTGCTTCTAGTGGATCAAGTGACAAAGGTTCCACTGACTTAATATCACATAACATAGTGGAGAATAAAGCACGCGGATTTCCTGTCATACTTTCTTTAAGTTGCGCACAGACTATCCTATCCTTAGTTACATCAGTGATAAGTGCAACCTGTGTGGTACTTACTGTAACTATTCTACACCACCATCCTTCCCACTGTTTCTCCCGTTCTTCTAGAAGAAGAGTTTGTGCTTTTTCTACTTCTATTTTTAACATCGTTACCCTCTCCTCTAGAAGAGAGAGTTGCGTAATGTTGTTTGCGTTCATTTCTGGCTCCTTTTTAAAGACTTACGTGGTTTCCTTCTTTCTCGTAATACTCTAGGGAGTAATCATACTCCGTTATAATTACTTTCCCCTTTGGATGCTCTGTGAAAAACTTTTTTAGTCTTTCTATCAGCACATACTCATCTTCTTTAGATGAGAATAAAGTGGAACTATACTCGTTCCAATCCTTTTTCTCATCTAGTGTTCCAATAAAGATGTACATCTTAGTTCTCCTTGTCTTCAATCTCATAGTAAAACTTCGCTGGTCGTTTGGTTAAACCTTTCAAACGCTTAATAGCGTTTGCACAAGTTGTAGCTCTAGTTTTTCCGCATCCGGCATTAAACCAGAAGTTTGCTGAAAAGTTTCCCCAGCGAAGAAACTTTCCTTTAGAATCTTCTCCTAATGCATCTGGTGTAAATTCTATTTTCTTAGCAGTAAACGTACTGCTGAATCCCATAAATGATTGTGGAGTTTCAAACTCAACAATCACCTTCATCCCCTTGTAATAATCCATGTTTCCTCCTAGATCCAACCTTTCTGCAAACTACTTTCTTTAATCATTAAAGTGTGAAGTGTTGTTTCCTTGTTTCCACTTCTATATTCCCATAAAACCTCGTACAAGCAATCAAACTCGTCTTTACCGTACAAACTCCCACAAATAATACAATTGCAATTCCTAGACACAGGACTTATAATGTGAACTTCTTCTCCGTACTCAAAATCAAAACACTTGAAATGAATTGCATTTTCTTGGATAGATACAGTTTTCTCATCCCCACTGTACATTTCAATAGAGAAGAGAAAGTTCTCGTTTATCTTCATCATGAAGATACCCGGGTATCTTATCTCATTGTAGGTAATTTCATAAATCCTACCTACAACTAGTTTCGACGTATCCATGTTTCCTCCACAGTTTCCTATTTCCTAGGACACTCTCATGAGTCGCACGGTTTGCACGCCAACTGTGTTCTCAACTTTAATAATAAATGTTTGCAAACTCATATGAAAACGTTTGTATAGTGCCATATAGTTCAAAATCGAATACTGAAAGCTTCTGTGTAAAGTTTACTTTACACCATGTAAGCTATTACATCCCGGTGTACTAGTGTATTAATACAGTAAAATCTTGCGTTAGGTTTTAGTGAGTGTTGATAACCCACTAAAACGACCTAAAAATATTAGTGACTAATACTAATCACTAATTAGTGGCGAAAATCAGTAATAATGATTAGAATAGAGTGATAACACAAAGTTATCATGCTCTTATTGTGCTCTTTTTAATATTGTCTAAAATTTGACTAAGGCACGGGAACCCAGTACTGGCCTGGGCTGATCTTTCTCAAAGACTTGTCAATCCCCAAATTGGGGTGTGTTGTATAGTTTCTGAAATATAGATTTTTCCCTCCAAAAAGTGTGCACCTCAGTGTACTAATGAGATAGTACACGTCCGAATTGTCTTAATTGACTCCCCCCTTTATACCCCTATAATATCTGAGAAAGATCAGCCCGCATGGATAAAGGGCTAAAAGAAAGACTCTTTACCCTAAATCCTAATACCCCTTATAAGCTCTTTCTCAGATAGGCTTAAACAATAATCTAGAACTAAAAAAATAGGTACACACTCGAGAAACCCTCTGTGAGATTTCATTATTGGCCGTTATGGGTGTACTAGTTTACTAGTACACCTGTTCGGTCTCCAAACCCCAAATGTCTAGTATTCTTTACTGATCTTTCAGAAAGACTACTAGAAAACTTTTCTTATATTGACAATCAACAAACTCTCTAGAATACTGGTAGTTTATTGCACTAATTGCTCAGCACAATAAACTTTATTGTGTGTTGTCTCTAGAATAATATAAGAGCACAACACACTAAATACTTAATGTGTTGTGCTCTTATTAAAAGGCCATACCTTACGGCATGGCCTATCAAGTGAAAGCTGTAGCGTGGATAGCAGCTTAGAAAGTAATCCGGCTTCCAATTTCTAGAGTCGAAGAGGATTTCCGACCATCGATAATTGTTAGCCACGCTGAAGCTGAAGCCTGGCAATCGATACATACGATTGCTGTGCCATCGCTGTTACCAGTTTCAAGCATCAACTTCAGCTTACCATAAGTGGCAGTGTTGCCAGTAAGCTTACCGCGAACCTTGTAGTGTGGCAAGGTGGCAAGCTTCGCGAGCAAGTCATCGCGACTGATAGCTTGCTTAGCCTGGAAGCTTGGATACTGACCAGTAACCAAGTAACTAACGGGCGGGACAAGCACAGGTAAATCATATGATTTACCATGCGACTCAATGTGCAAACCGATAGCAGTTTGCGCATTAGTCTTTGCTGAAGTTTTCATGTTAGATGCTTGAACGTTAAGCTCAAGCAACTTAACATCATCAAGACGTTTTACTACGTCTTGCCAGATACGAACTTCGCTCATTTCCTTAAACCTCTCTTTGATTTGGTTATGGCTTGCGCCGATGAAAGTATAGCACACTGTCAAGGGTTTATTTGCGAAATGCGAAAAGATGGGTACACCGCACGTTAATGCGCCGGGTAAAAACTGCACTTTTTCATGTGTGTGATGCTCTTATTTTTCATCGGTATAATTACTGTGATATATTACTGCACCTTATTAATCGTTGATTCTTATCTCAACTGTATCACAGTACACCTTATTATTATATGCTTGATTTTTACCGTAGTATCTGGTATAATAGACCGTGCCAGAGTATCAGGTATCAATCTGTAACCCGCCCCGTGAGCGAGACCCAGAGAACCTGGACATTGCTCCAGTTTTACGCGAGAAACTTTTATGTGAAAGAATAGTAGAGTTGATATCTCGCGGAGTGTTTACACCTTATTTGATAATAAAGGCACTTTATGATCCTAGTGATGAATTCATAACTAAAGAGTTCATCATGGATTGCTACACTAAAGTAACTGAGATATTGTTTGAAAGGTGGAAAACGCACGATTTGAGAACTGAAGCCATTGGTTTCCTAGAGAGTAACAACATGATTCTAGGAAAACTCAATGAAGTCTTAGAAAATGCAAAGAGTAGTAAGGAAGTTATTGCTTCTTCTAGAGCAATAGGTGACACATTTAAAGCTAGGATAGAATTTCTAAGGTTTATTGGATTGTTCCCAGATGGTTTAATGAGAGAAAAGAAAAGTATCGAACAACATACTATTAAAAATGAACTGGAGCAGTCCCTAGTTATAGATGCTGATGCAATTGAAATAGAGATAAAGAAGGCTGTTGAAGAAGATGCAAACGGATAAACACACTTTAAAACAACAACTAAAGGATAGGTGGAAGAATAGTGTACCACTTTTTCTTAAACAATGCCTTGGTGGTGAGTATAAAACCATAAAACCGTTCCAAATTAGGATGTTAATGCATCCTGGAGCGAAAAAACAGGGTAGAACATTCAAAATTAGGCTACTTCCACGAGATTCGGGCAAAAGTTGGCTTGGAATTGGTGAAATGACCCACATTGTGGCTAATTTCCCAAATGACGCTACTTCTATCGTTTCTGAGACACAAACTACGTCAATGTTGTTCTTAACAGAGGTAAAAGACCATTTAGCTGTTAATGAGACTATAAAAGAGTATTATGGTAATCAAAAAGGTGCAGTTTGGTCTGCAAAGAAGATTGTTAGTGCTCAAAGGACTAATGTACGTAAAGAACCTACTATAGAATGTGTTGGAATGGGTGGAGCAATGGTTGCTCGACATGTAGAGCACCAGTATTTTGATGATGTTGTAAGTGAAAGTAATAGTGAAACTCCACTTTCACAAGAGAAACAAAAATATTGGTACTCGAAAGTTGCACTACCTATTTTAATGCAAGGTGGAACACAAGTTGTTAATGGTACTTTATACTTCCCTAATGACTTATATTCTTATCTAATAGGGCAGTATGGACAAGAAGCGTTATATAGAGTTCCTGCATTAACTAAAAAAGATAGTGTAGAGAGATCATATTTTCCTGAAAGGTATCCAGTTGATATTTTACAAGAGATTAGAAGAGCTAACCCGTACACTTTTGCCTTACAGTACAATAATGAGGTCGATGTTCTCCTCTCTAGGATCATCACACGGGATGCTATTGTAATTTGTAGAGAGTCAGAGTTACCACCGTTTAATGAATTGTCCTTCTATATTGGTGTAGATCCAGCTACTTCACTGAAATCTGACTCGTGTTACTTTGCTACTGTTACAATAGGGTATCATTCAGCTACACACAAGAAATATGTAATCAGATACACTAAAGATAAGTTGGGCGATCCTGAAGCAATGTTGAAAAGGATTGTAGAAGAATGGTTGTATGTTGTAGAACGTGGAGGGGAGGTTTTTGTTGTTGGTGTAGAAAGTAATGGGTTTCAAGGTGTTTTGGCCAAAGCTATGTATGCTGACCCTGCTAGATTTGGGTTATTACCAGTTTATGAAGTAATAACTCATAAAGATAAGGTTCAGAGGCTTATTGCACAGGCGCATCATTATAACACTAGTTCTGTAGTGTTTGTAGAGGATATTTACGAACTTGTAGAGAGATTGTTGAAATTCCCTAACATTACAGATAATGATGATATTGATGCTCTTATGATAGCTATGCAGTGTATTGAAGAAACTCAGAGTGATTCTATTCTTTTACCTGTAGAGGTTAAAAAGTTACTAGGGATTGATAACATCTATAGAACTGAGAACTCCACTGACAGTAATCAAGGGGAAAGAGAACGTCCTATTGTTTTATCAGCTAAGTCGAAAAAGATGTCTAAAGAATTGCATAGGGGTGGGGATACGGGAGTTGATAATTTTATTAGTGTGGAAACTGAGTTTTAGGCTGTCTTTCTCAAAGATGGCCGTTTGATCTTTCTTTTTTACTTGACAAGTCGTGTTTTTTGTGTTATACTGAAAGTAAGGGCGTCGCACCCTTAAAACGCTCTTCCCTTCAAGTAGGAGAAGAGGATAGACAGTTGAAAAGCTGTCTATCCTCTTTTAAGGGAGAAAAAAGTGAAAGTTCCTAATTCAGAGAAGCCTGAGACTGGTTTACAAAAAACAATAAGGAAAGTTAACCTTTTAGGTAAGATTTGGGGCGTTCAGAATGAAAGAGACTTACGTACTATTGAAGAAGCATACACTTTAGGCACACTTCGTTCTAATCCATCTTCTTTAGATATATCAATGGCTTCTTCCATTGATATGGTCTCATATGCACAGCAAGAGTATGAGAAGTTCTATAATTTGTATTTTGGTTCCTATGAAACTGGGATGCAGTTGGGATCTTTGTTAGCACAGCCTATCATTAAGATTATGACTGCATTTACTATAGGCCAACTTCCGAAAGTCATAATTAGAGAAAGTAAACTATATTCTGGGGATGTTAGTACTTCTAGCGGCACTGAAGTAAATGATCTAAGTTTATTCGCAAATGAGTTTCTACAAGAGTTTCACCTACAGATATCGGAAGGTTTACAGGTAAGCGAAATACTTGGGGATGCTTATGCAGTTCTGAATTTTGATAGAGAACCAGAGATCATTTCTCCATATCCAGGTACTCTTAGTCCTGTATTTGGTTTGTTCTCTAATAAGATGTTTAGTCTTTCTTCTGTTTCAACTAGGAAAATTGCTGTAACTAAAGGAACTGAAACTAAAGAAACAGATGTTGTTATTACTAGAACATGGAATCCTAAAGAAGTATTATTTACTGCTGTAGCTGACAACCCACAAGTTAGTTTGAAAGATTTTGGGAATCCCAAAATAAAAGTGATAAATCCTCTCGGTATCTGTCCTGCTATTCATATTCCCAACAATCACGTAAAAACTAATTTCTTTGGTTGGTCTGAAGTATATCAGTGTGTACCATACTTTAATATATTCCACAGCATCTTACTACGTGGTATAGAAGCTCAACAGTTTGTAGGGAAGCCTATTTTAACTGTTAGTGGAATTCAAGGTATGGTGAAAACATGGTTGAAGCGGTCATTCGATATTGATGTAGCCAAAGATACCGATACTGCTGTTCAAACTAAAATGACGGCATTTCTTAATCGACACAAGTTTCTGGCATTCGCTGACAAAGTTGATGCTAAATACCTAGAAACTCGCTACCCTATAGGTGCTACGCCAGAATTACTTGAAATTGCTATGAAAATGATTGTAATGACTTCAATGGTTCCGCAGTTTATGTTTGGTGGGGAGATGAGTTCGGCTAATGCAACTGTTAGAGAACAATATGTACCTTTACAAGCACATATTAAAATGAAGCAGGTTGCTTTTGGCGCTGTTTTAAAGAAACTCATTAAGTTAGCGTTGTACTATTATTCTACTGTTACTAAGAATGAAGCTACTGGAGCTACACTTCAATCTTATGGGTTTATTAAGAACCCTGAAGAATTGGACAAGTATAAGATTGAATTGAAGTGGCCACCGATATTGAATAGTGATGCTAATGTGAAACTTGAGATGTTAAGGTTGCTTACTACAATTAATGGTCTCTCATTTGAGGGTGCTTATGAAAATCTTGGTGACATAATTCCTGATGCTGAAACTGAATTGGAAAGGCTACGAAAGGAACAGGCTGATACAACTTTACCAGCTAAAACACAAGGAGCACCAGTAAGAGATGAAACAAACAGAAATGAGCCAGCCAACACTCAACAACAAAGAGGACGAGACGATCAAGGAAGCGCAGGAAACAATAGTGGTGGGAGTAGATCTAGCTAAAGAAGAGGAAAGTGTTGTTGTTTTGGATTATGTAAGTTTTTATGAATTATTGAAAAAGAACATGATTCAAGAAAGTTGTAGGAGAGGGGTTATATAATGAAAGTAATGCAGGAAACTTTAGTAGGGGAATCTGGGGAACTTTTACAGGAATCTTTTGACGCAACTTCTACACTATCTGAAAGTATTAAAGAAAACTTTGATATTTTAGAAGATCAAGGTTTTTACACTGTTCCTGAAGATTTTCTACACAAAGTTGCTGATATTGGTGATGAGAGTCCTATGTTTGTTACTTGTGCAATGTATTCTGGTTTCTCTCGACGAGGGGAACCAGAGGATGTTGGACATGATAATGACCCAAAGCATCCCCATCGTTTTTGGCATGAAAACATAATTTTTGATTTTGCTGAACAAATTCGTGTGCGTCGTATCCCAGGTTTTGCTGGACACGAAGGATTTCTAAGTGGTGGTGAAATTCCTGAAAATATCCCCATAATGTGGGTTACTGCTATTAAAGCTAGACGTAAGGAGGATGGAAGAGGATTAAATTTAGTTAGAGGTTATGTTACTAAACATGGCAATACTAGAGAACAAATTAAACTTGGATTAATTGATTCAGCGTCTATAAGCGCTGTAGGAAACCAGAAGATTAAGGAGCGTGAAGAAGATAAAGTTAAGTATGTGGAAGTACAACCTGGCGCTAAAATATTGTCTTTCGATTTAGTTCGTAAAGATCAACATGGGGTACCAGGCACAAAATTAGTTGCTTCAATCAGTAATGTGGAGGAAACAATGGAGTCAAAGTTTGAGGAGTTGGAGAAAAAACTCACTGAACTTGCACTTAAGAATACTGAGCTTCAAAAGTTTCAGGATATGGTAGAGTCCTTAGTGAAGAAACTAGGATGTACCCCTGAAACTTTGGTGGAACGTGTAACAAACATTTGTGCAATGCACGAAACTGTTATTAAGTCCGCTATTGAAGAAGCTACTAAGGGTATTCAAAATGCTACGTTTCGTGAGCGAGTTAAGAATGAACTTCTATCTAAGAAGTTTGTAGAAGTATCTGAAGTTAAAGTTGCTGCTGATGCTTCTATCTCTGAAATGATGTCTCTTGTAAAGGATATTACTGGAGGCAAAGATTTAGAAGTGACTCTATCATCTGAGGGTGTTGAGAAATCTGACATTCCGGATAAGTACATTAAGCGAGGTACTAAATAATGTCAACTGTTACAACTTGGGATGAAGTTGAAGGTTGGGTGTTTTATCCAAATGCACATGTAATTCCAAACAGGACTTTAACACTTGTAAATGGTTTGCAGACAGCTCTAGCTGGTGAAATTGTTTGGAGTGCTCCTTATTTTGGGTTGATTACAGAAAACGCTGCAACAGGGAATAAACGTGGTTTGATCATTAATTCAATCATTAAATCTGGTAAGACTAATGGAGCTATTGTTGATGGGGATTATCTTACACTAGTTCCTAATCCAGATGTAACGAAGAACGATTATTTGTGGGAGACTGCTGGAGCTGGAGATGCTATTTATGGTGTAGCACTAGAAAGTGCTGCAATTGGAACTACGTATTTGCTAGTTCATGGGCCTTTTGGGCCTCCAAATTGTTGTAATCAAAGTTCTGGTCAGTAGGTAAATTAAAGGTAATTGGAGATTCAAATGTCAAAGATTGGAGCAGATTTGAAGGGGACTAAGATTTCTCCATTTGGGGAGTCTATTGATCTTTTTCCCCATCTTGATGAACGAGCTGTAAGTGATGAGATTCAATCCTACAAGAAACAAGGTGTAATGAAATCTCCTGCTATTCAGGCTATTTACAAAGAAATTTGTAATGTAACTGAAGAGTATATGCACATGGGTGATATGTACCACTTCAGCGAAGCAGGGGATATGCCGCGTCTAGTTATTCCTAAGTTTCTAATTCCTAATATGTTGGAGAAGAATCTTCCACAGTTGATGCAGGAACGTCAAGGAGCTATTACTCCTGCTTTAACACCTGAATTGTTTGATGTTCCAAATATTTTGGGTGGCACAGTAGATTTAGTTCCTGATATGAGCTATTTACTGTGGATGCGTTCTGTGACTATGGTAGATGAGAGTGAGGAGAAAGAAGAGTGGGATTTCAATCCTCACTTTATTATGATGAAGGAAAAGGGACAAGTTCAATTTTCTGGCACTTTTACTGGTCAGAAGATTACTACTCGTAACGATGTTTGGGGAGATGGCATTAACATCTCTTGGACATGGTTTGAGACGAACAAGTTCCGCATTAAGTTTGCTAATTTGATCCCCAAGGAAAAGTATCAGTACTTCGATCAAATTGCTGATGCTATATATCTTGGTGTTATTACTGCTTTTACAACTGGAATCACTGGCGGTATTAATCATGTTATTCGTGATATTAATACTGCTATTACAGAGTTGATGAGGCATGTTAACTACAATAACAAGGCTATTTGGGGTAACGCTTCATTTGCTGTTTTGTATCCTCCTGAGTTTGATTGGGCTATGGGGCAAGCAATTCGTTTATCGAATTATGGGATGACTACGGAAGGATTTATTCGTAGGTTCACTCCTATTATGACCACTAAACTCCCTGCTTCTAGTCCTTCTACTATTTATGTAGTTGTGATGAAAGAAGAGCAGAATGAGTATAATACTCGTTTGTCTTTGGAAGTTCATGGCCCAGAAGAAGATATTGAAACGTTTTCTACTAAACTGACATTCCGTGGTGCTTATGGCTCTAACCTGAATGTTGCTTCAGCTCGCCGTATTGTATTTGATCCAGATGCTTGTAACTTTGCTGTAGCGGGGCCGCTTGAAGTTAAGGCTAAGACTTCTATTTGTACTGATAGTGGAACTAGTAGTTAAGGAGATTTAAATGGCGTCGTTGAGGAGTGATCTCAGAGTTTTGATTTATGACAGTGGAACTCCACCACATTTCTCTGATGTTCAACTGGATACTTTTTTGGATTCAGCTGTGTTGGACATTAATATTTGGGGGAGTTTCAGTTACACTGTTATATCTTTGAATTCTGGGATTACTCCTCCTCCTGATCCTTCTATAGAATTGCAGAAAGTATATAGGCTAGTACTTATGTATGCTCAGATTCTTACTATAAGATCTGATGCATCATATTTTAAACAATTTATAAAGATTACAACTCAAGATGCTAGTATTGATCCTGGTGATGCTGGAACTCAATTATCTAAGTTTCTTACATCATTGCAGGATGATTTCAAATTGAGATTGAATAAGTGGATTGGAATTGAAGATGCTAGTTTAGTGTGGAGTGAAGCTGGGCTAACGGAATATTAAATGCCTATATTAGATGCAGCAGGATTATTAGTAGCACGGAATCAATTTGATAGTTTGATTCACAATGCTATACATTCTGTTCGCATGGTGATAAAGACTGGAGTTGGTATTGTACATCCAGGATATGAAAATGATACAGAACCACTTTGGCACACTTTTAATGATTTTAGGTGTTCTGTATATGAGTTTGCATCTGGTGGTTTAACTAGATTTGATAGAGTTAGAACTAGGTATGAAGAATATCTAAAGGGACTAGGCATATTAAATGATGTAGTGTTTTTATTGGAGTACGTAGACAAGCAATACATATTAAATGGTGGAACAGGTGTTTGTTCTAATGGATTGCCAGGAAGTAATGCACTTCTTCAGGATGTTACAACTGATTTGTCTGTAGTTGGTACAGGAGCAACAGATTTGCCAGTTGTTAGACCGACTTTACAGACATTAGAACATGGAACATTAGTAGTTAATGTAACTGATGGTTCACAAGCGTATGTTACAACTATAGCATCACACCAATTAACTACTACTGGATTAACTGGTGGAACTCACAATTTATTTCAGTTAAATGATGCATATAGGTTATATGTAATAAATAATCTGAATGTGGCTGATCAAGTATTAATACACAATAAGTGGAGAACAGTTCTAGCAACTATTAATGATTCTGAAGGAATTCAAGTAGCAGTCTTTCTGAGTGACTAATGGTAAAAATTTCACAACAAGGCCAGATTAATTTAGCACAAGCTAGTGTGCTAAAGAATTTTGGCGTTGGGGTAACTCAAACTGGTAAATTACATTGGTTAGCTGGAAGTGGTAGAAGTGGTTTTGCAGCTAAACAAGATGTTATTGATTTTATTTCAGGTACAACTTTAGGTGGGGCTACAGGTGGTTTTGATGGATTAGTAATGAGATTTAGAGCTACTCATGGCCCGAGTAAAGGCAGATTTTTAAAGACTGCTGAAGTAATGAGCGCTATATACGCTTTAGAAGGTATTCCTATTCTGAAAGTTGATGTGGCTGTTCCTGTACAAGTTAGTGAAACATTAAATTATGTTGAAGAAACTATAGAGAAAGCTGAATTCTTAATGCAACATGTTCAAGAATTGGCTAATATTGCAGAAGCTGAATTTAATAGGATGCTTCCTTCAATTCTTGAAGAAATTAATGACATAGCGCAGAGGGTTATAAGCGAACGTGTTTATATGAAGGAACCTGAAATAACTAGGTACATCTCTAGAGAAAACATAAAGTCTACTATAAATTCAGCGTTTTTTGATAGGAGTCGCACTTATAATTTAATGCAATCTGTAGTGGCTCATCTAGTTGGAGCTAACAAGATTGTAGTGGATATAGATGAGAGTATGTGTCCTTATTGGTTATGGGTTGAGAAGGGGCACAGAGTTGTTATGCCTTTTGGTGTTGAAGTTGGTACTTTTGTTGGTGAACGCCCGTTTATCAATGAAGTAAGAATGGAAATACAGAAATATTTATCCACAGTTGTTTCTAATAATATGGAGATGGTTACTGTGGATTTATTGGAAAGGGCGTTGAGTTGGATGGTTTCTGATCAAACATATTCTGGGATTAAAACTCCATTTCGTGTTGGAGCTGGTTTGAAATCTCAGACCAGTTATACTAAATTTATGGGGTGGATTCAAAACATTCGTGGGTATGAGAGCGGAAGTCCTTCATTCCATGATTGGTAGGAAGAAATGCCACAATATGAGATAATAAACTACTATACTAATCTAAAGAAATCTTTAGAAGAGATTGCTTTAGGTCAAGTTATAGCGCCTATAGAGATAATACACCATGATGTACTATCTGGTGTAGAGTACAGGGATAAGTTTTCATTGTCTGAATGTAATATTCGTTTAGCATTTGAAGGTGGGGGTATAATAAATGTAAGTGATATTGGTAAGGTTTTGGATAAACCTACTATAGTTTTATATGTGGAAGAGAGCAATAAAAATACAGGACGTGGCAGAACTCAAGGTGATTTACTAGTAGAATTCCAGATAGTGTGTGATGCTAGTAAATACAAGAGAGTAAAATTAGATGCATATTCACAATTAATCCAAGTAATATGTGACTCAAATGAAAATGGAGGATTTTGGGTGAAAAGAGGGCTGCTCCCCCGATACACTTTAATTGGTGAAATCAGAGATGGATCAATTTTTGGGGAAGATTTCACTAATAGATTACTATTAAGATCAGTGATTGTTAATTTCTCAGTAATAGGAGAACTCCATGTCGCTAGATGTGGGTAAGAAATACACTATTGGATCTGGTCTCGTACAAATCCATGATTTGTATGTAGGCCAGGTATCTGATGCATATGTTGAAGGAATGGTTGCTAAAGCTGAACACATGACGAATACGGGAATTGAGTTTACTCGTGATGCTATTCAGCCTATTAGTACATCATTTAACATTGGTTTTGCTTTTCAAGAGATTAGTCCTAGGAATGTAAACTATCTTTTGGGAATGCCGGGATTTAGGTCTATTCCTGCTGATAGAAAACTATCTAACAATCCTATTGATCCATTTGTTTTTGGAAATTATGGGATGCTTACAACGGAGTATGCTGCTTGTGGTACTACTCCTGAAGGTATGCCTGCGTGGACACCATTAGCATATGAAATGTTTCATGCTGATACTGCTGCTCCTTTGCCCCCAAAAACTATTCATGCAACTAATCAAACTACTCCTGCTGCGATTACTGGATATTGGGGATTTTGTTCTACAATTGCTAAAGCTGGAGTTGTTCATCCTTCTGCTCCATCTAATATGGTTATTGTTCCAATTTATACGGTATTACCTGGTACTGATGTGTATGTTGTTCGTATTTATCTTGATCCTACGCATGTTATTGGCGATGTAGTTCAAACTTACCGTTTTGTTTATACTTATAATCCAACTTACCGTTGTTATATCGGCACACTTCCTGCTGCTGATGCACTTTGTAAAATTACGGGTGGTATTCTTACTTCTCAGGCATTGATAAATGCTGATATTTTAGCAGGGTACGTTGATATTAGCTATGATACTGCCCTAGCGCTCTCCCCCGGACTTCCTACTATTCCACTTTCAGTAAGGACATTTGGTGGTGGTGTAACAGTAGTTGCTGCGTGGCTTACAGATTTTGAATATGACTCAGAATATCGCGGGCATAGTCAGATTAAACGTGTTCCAACAAGTATCGTTATTTATGAAAATGAAGTTGTTGAAGTTCAATACTACTATAACGCGGGGGATGCTGTAGAAGCACCTTTGGCTGTTATAGATGGCCGCAATCCAATTGTTCCTATGAAGATTATTCACCCATTCCCAGATAATAAATCTCAAATGATCTTGTGGATTCCACGAGTACAAATTAGGAGCAACTTTAGAATTGCTCTTAATGAAAGGGATTGGATGAATCTTCCATTTGTTGGTCAAGCTGTTGATGCTAGCGACTTGTATCCTAACTATCCATTTGGTTCTGTTACATTTTCAGGGCCAATTGCGCATAGTATTTGTGATACTGGTAACGTTCCTTATGGAACTGGTCTTGCTGGCTACACTCCATTACTTGATGATCAAACTACTTGGGCTTAAAGTAGAAAAGGGTGCGACGCCTTTGTTTAAGGAGAGAAGGAAATGGGAAACAGAGTTACAGGAACTATTACACCAGATGGTGAGAATACTAGCTATGTAAAGGAACCTGAAGGAACTGTGCATAGCAAGTTCAAGAATTTGGGGGAAGTGGAGAGGGAAGCAATTTTTGGAGAGGGTAAAGAAGTAGTGTTCAATGAAAGTGTGTGGAATGGCTCTAAGAAGATAGTTGTTCCTAAATGGAGTATGTATGAGATGGAACAATTAGGTGGGGCTATTGCTATGATTGTAGCTGAATTATACCCACACGATATCTTGTTTTTAGCTCAGATAGACACTTCTAGAGTAGCCACAGCAGCCTCAAAAATATATGATCTTATCTATAACAGAGTTCTTCCTCAAGTGAAAGAAGTTGTAAGAGTTACTTTTAGAATGGATGAGGAAGTGTTCTCACAATTTTATAGGTCTCTACGGCCATATGACTTCATTGAGATTTTCGTAACTATTGTAGAACAAGAAATTAATAATGATGTGGTATTGGCACTACAAAAAAAAGTGTTGAGGCTGTTGGGCGAGAAGTTTCATTTGGAGAACGTATCTCCAATTTCCTGCGATACTATGGATGCGGGCTTGAGTATGCTACAAAAAAGTTAACATTTCACCAATATCTGATACTCTCTAGGTATGCAGATATTGAAAGGCAGAGAGAAAGGATTATTTATTCTCTGCCTCATTTGGATAAGGATGGTCATGCAAGTGCTTTAAGGCAATTAAATCAATTGGATGAGGAAGCTGGTTATGTGAATATCCAGTATGTAGAAGTGAGTGAAGAAGAGTTGAAACGGAGAACTTATAAAGAAGCTCAAGAGTGTTTGAGTTTCTTTAGAGGAGGTTAAGAAGTATGGCTGAAACTCCTGGTGGACACGTAGCTTCTGCATCTATTTCTGTAACTGGCATACCTGCGGGTTTGGAAGCAACAACAGCACAGGTAGTAAAACTTATAGCAGTTTTAAAAGAAGCACAAGTTTTAATGCGTACTAGTGGCGCTGGTGTTGCTGGTAGTGCATTAGGTGGATTAGGAGTTTCAGCAGCTTCTTTAGGTGCAGTTAGAGGAGGTTTACAACAATTTGGTGCTGGTGGTGGAGATGTTGCAGCTTTATTAGGTGGAGCTATTGGTAGAACTCCACACCAAATTTATGGCTTTGTGTTTGGTTCACAAGTTCCTAGTGCAACTAAATTAACACATCCTGGTATTCCTGGTGGTATCACATCTGAGCAAATATCAGAGATGTATACTTATTTAGGGCCACAAGGATTTACTAAAGCTGGTCTTTCACCTTATGTAGATGCTATTGCATTAAGTGGTAAAAGTCCAACAGCCGCTAGAGTTTTGGGAGAAATTAGAACACAAAAGGAAGGAGTACCAACACATTCAGTTTTTAATCCATCTGCTCGTTTTGGTTGGAGCGGAAGTGAAGTAACATCTGGTGGTATGCCAATAACACCATTTATGCCTGCATTAACAGCATGGCCTGGTTATGATATAGGTGGTGGTCATGGTGCAGCTAGATTACAAGTAGGACGGGAACAAATTCCTTTGTATGCTTCTGGTTCTACTAGAGATGTTGCAGGTAGGTTTACTAGTGTTGGTTCACAATTTCGCGAAGCTGCAATGCCTTATATTGTTTCCACACAAGAAAGAATAGGTGGTGCAGCTTCTACTTTACAATCAAGTTTAGATTATCGTTCACAAGCTCTTTTAGATCAAGCATTAAATCGAGGATATAAATATGTAGCACAAAACGAAAGGGCGGGAGCTTTATTTTCTGCTGAATCAGAAAGAGCTGCCGCTAGAGCAAGACAATTTCAAGAAAGAGGTTGGTTACAAGAATCTAGAACAGCTTATCAAGAAGCAAGAGTGCAAGCAGGTTTATATACTGATGCTCCTCAAACTGTTTCTACTGCACAATTAGAAAGTCAGTTAGAAAGAACTTTCCGTGGCAGAATGGGAATGACCGCTCCTACTGGTACTAGTGCATTAACTGGTATGTGGATGATGCAGCAACCAAGTTGGGGTAAAAGGATTGTTGGCGGTAGTTTACCAAAAGCAATGACTTTTGGGGAGATGGAGAAATATTTACCAGATAAAATGTTAGATATTATGAAATCTGGTACAATGACTGCTGGACAGGGAGCTATAGCAAAGTATTCTGCTGGACTTGGACAAAATTGGGAGAGAATGGGCCTACCAACTGATTCTTTAAAAGGTGCTACAGCTGAAGCAATGAAGTTGAATGAGCAAATGAGCCGTATGAATAATATTATGGCTCGTACTGCTGTAGCATTCACAGTATTCTATACTATTCAGAATCAAATTAAGGGGACTATTACTCTTGCAAGAGAACTTGAATCTTCTCTTGCATTAATTGCTGGTATTACAGGGGGAGTTTATCCTGGTCAAGCATCTAAAGCATCGCGTTACGGTATGCAGCAGGATATTTTTAGGATTGGGAAGCAATATGGTATTCAACCATTGCAACTATCCCAATCAATGAATACTGCTTTTCAAGCAGCAGATTTAACCACTAGGGAAGCAATTAATATTGCAGAACTTTCTGCAGAGATTGGTCGCGGTGCTGGTATGCCAGACACTACACCAATTATGAATATTTTGATGGGGGCTAAAAACGCATATGGTTTAAATCCAGCAGAAATGAAAGAATTTGCTGAACAACTTGCACGAAGTAGAGCAGAAGGTGTAATAGAATTTGGAAATATTGAATCTGGCGCAGGTAAAGTATTTCAAACATCTCGTTTAGCAGGATTTACTGGAATTGGTGGACTTTCACAAGTTATGGCGTTAGTTGCAGCTTCAACCAAAGAAGCTGGTGAAGCACAAAATAACATGACTATGCTTGCTAGGGTATTTACTGATATATCTGACCCTAGAACGCAAGCACGTTTAGCAAAGCAAGGCATTAATTATGATCGTGAAGATCCACTTTCAACATTAATGCAAATAACTCGTTATGGTGGTTCCAAGGAATCAGCACAAGAATTTATTAGCACTAGTGGTGTGTTTACGCGAGAACTTTCTCGTCGCGGTCTTTCTACACTTGCATCTGAATATGATTATTGGCAACCAAGAATTACAGGACAAGATACTGCTGCTGATTTTAAATATCTTGAATCAACAGTTGCAGCTACAATGGATACTTCTACTGCTAAAATGGAAAAACTATCAGTAGCATTAAAGGGTATTCAAGCATTAGTTGGCCGTGATCTTGTAACTGCTGTAACTGCATTTTATGATTCAGTTATACCTCTAGCTGGTTTATTAGATAAAATGGCCGGTAAAACTACAGGTGGAATTATAACAGGCGGTATTGCAAGAGGATTAGCAGAAACAGGAACGGGTTTACTTGCTATTAATATGGCTAGTATGGCTGCATCTGCATTATTAGGTGTAGGTGGAGTTGGAAGAGAAAAGGGCGGATTTGCTTTGTCTATGGGTGATGCTTTTAGAAGTCTTACTTATAAAATGGGATTTGGTGGTGGTATAGCAGGAGAAGCAGCTTTATTGACAGAACAACAAGTATTCAATACAAAAATACTTGAAGGTAAAACAAGAAATCAAGCTATGGCTGCTTCTACACTTAGAGGAGGAATGTCTACTTCTGCAATGATTGGTGGCACTTTAATGTGGGGAACTGCTGCTACTATGATAGGCTCTGCACTGTATAACACATATCAGGATGTTCAAGCACAAAAGATTGTAGAGAAACAAAGGGACTATGAAGATTCATTAGCAGCTATAAGAGGTACTACTGAAGAATTTGCACCGTTGTCTGGGATAATGGAAGCTGGAAAAACTGGTGCTGCTGAACCAAAGACTGCTGTGTCACAAATGATTTCTGAAGTTAAGAATCTTTCTACCAGCACTGTTCCAGAATTAGCTTCTGTTATTCGTAGTAATTATGGTAATATAGAGAATTTTACTGATTCTCTTATTACTAAGAATGGGGAATTAAAAAAATCTTATACTGATATTACAACTGAGATTAAGAATCTCAGTGAAGAAGCTGCTAAACAAAGATTGGCTGAGTTGCATGAGAAAACTCTAGCTTTGCAAAAAGAATTGGATGCTCAAGGATTTAGTTTTCTCTCATTACTCAAGACTAGTTGGCTTGATTATGCAGCTCAGGGTGATCCAAGATTTAGAGAATTAATGGGTGGAGATCCAAACAAAACTTTCAAAGAAACATATGTTGAAAAGCAAGAAGGAAAGATAAAGGAACTTTGGGGATCTTATAGTGCAGAAGAAAAACGTATTCTAGCTTTATTTGAAAAGCCGCCGGAGAAAACATTAGAAGAAGTTGAAACAGAGCTTAACACGAAACGTCTTGAGCAAGCACAAACTTTAATGGATAGTCTTAAAGTTGACTTGCAAGAAATTGAGATTAAAACAAAGATGGATGGTCAATTAAGTGATTTAACTGAAGAACAGGTAAAACTAAAGATTGAAGAACAGAAGAGACAGAAAGTAATTGACTCATACATACAGCTTCAAGTTCTAGATATTGACGCAACTACTGATCTCGTTGATATTATAATGAATCAGTATGAAGGTTATTCAGAACTTGTTGACGAAGCTACTGAATCAATGACTGATATTAATTCATCATTGGCGAAAGTAGCTGAAAGTACTGAAGCTGTAGATTATGCAATGAAAGTAATGAATCAAGCTGTAAAAGATTCTGCTCAAGCTGCTGAGTTTCGCATGTATGGTAGAGATCAAACCATGTTAGGTAGAATGGGCTACCTAGAAACTGGTGGAGCTTTGGCGGAAACATTAACAGGATTCTATTCTAATCCAGAAGTAGTAGGATTAGCAGGACAGCTTGTTCAACAACGTGTTCGTGAGATAACATATAAAGCTTCTATAATGAATGCTGGTTCTACCATAGCAAATGCAGCAGAACAGCGTAAACAAATTGAAAATGAAATACGCCAGTTAGAAATGGATTATGGCGGAAGAATTACAGATAGACAGAACCTTATTTCTCAAGGTGGTCTTTCCGCATTAGATGAACAAAAGAATTATGACGAGATTCGTTCTTTAAGTAGTGAACTTTCTACTTTAGTTACTGGAAAACGATTTGAACAAAGTAAAGTTGGTGATGCTGCTTCTTATACAGCAGTTCAATCAGTAATAGAATCATTTCTTCCCGCTTTAGGTGGGATTGCACAAGTTGGTGCTACGCTTAGAGAAACTAAGTTTGATCCTAAGAATCGCGCTCAGTTAAGTTCTCTCATGTCTACGATGGGAGTTTCAGAACTTGCTCGTAGCCCACAAGAATTCTTTGGTTCTATCAAACAATTCTTTGATAGAGATTTTAATAAACTTCCTGAGGCAACTCAAAAATTAGCACAGCCGTTATATGATTTAGCCCAGGAAGTTGATAGTAAGAAAATGACAACGTGGACAGAGTTCTTTGAGAACTTTGATGCGTTGTCAGGATTAATTTCTCAGGTTCTTGCTTCGATGGAAACATCGTGGCAGGATATTATTGAGGGGGATTTAAATGAGTCTCTAACTGAACTTTCTAATCAGTTCAGCATAATGAATGAGAAAGCAACATCGGATATTAACCCTGCGCTAGATTCTGTTACTAGTGCATTGAATCAATTAACAACAGATATTCTATCTCTAGGTGCAACACTTAGAGGACAAACTTTACCAGCATTTGCACAAAATCAACCAGGAACAATCAGTGCATCTCCACAATCAATGTTGATAGGGCCACAACAACAAGATATTGATTTAGGTACTATTGCAGTAACTCCTGGTTCATCTTGGGAAAGTTTAGTCCGTGCAGCACAAGATTCTGGGTTACTAAACTATAGCACTATTTATGCACAAGCTAAAGCAAATGAAGGTGGACGAGATGAAAAACTTTGTGTAGCTTATCAAGCACAACGAGCGCGTGCAATGGGAATTCCTGTTCCTATGAGTGTGAATAACACGGAGGAATTAAACAATTATTTAGTTGATGAATTGAAGTCTGGTTTAGTTCAGGATATATCCAAACTACAATATGGGGATTATGTATTTAGTCACAAACCTACTCTTAAAAATAGTCCTGCTGGCCATGCTAGTATGTTTTCTGGGTTAACTGAATCTGGTAACTTACAAGTGTTTGATCAGAATAATGGTGGGTTATCAACTATAAAAGCAAAAGATTTTAGGTATGCACTTCGTCCAGATGCGTCTATGGTTTCACCTTCTGTAGATGCAAATACTGGTGCTACAGATGCTAATACTGCTGCATTGAATTCTTTAACTGGGGCCATTAGCAATCTCTTAGGTAAGAGTGGCTTGCCAGTTAATTCTGGGATAGCAGCAGTTTCTAATTCTAAAGCTAGTTACAGCATAGCAGGTAAGTATACTAAAACTGGTGGTGGTCAGTATCTAAGAAGTGGCAGGGGATCACAAATAGGTAGAATGATTTGGGATAGGCCAAGTACAGGGGTTACTCCTAATTCTTCCGGTACTGGTGGATTTGTATATGAAAAAGTTTTATTTGTACCTGATGAATATGAGGAATGCGGGGCAGGTGGTTGAGGTAACGCTGAGAGAAAGTTAGTCTCTCCAGCGCATTATGAGAATACAGGTGAATTTCAAACATTTGCTTCTATGGAAGAAGCTACAAATGCTTCTGGTACATGGGAATTTAGAAATAGGGAAAGTGGTAGTTCTGAATATGGTTGGGGATTTCCTGGCGTAGATACAAGTGGTAAAGACGCTCCAAAAGATGATTATCAAACTGGTGGTATCTATGATAATCTTCAATATGACACTGGACAAGAAGATCAGCCTAAAGAGAAGAAACAGAAAGATCGTGTATTTACTGCAATGCAGAATGCTGTACTTGGCGCGGTAAGTGCATTCACACAAAGTATTATTAGTGGTGATATAGACTCTGCAATTACTGCTGCATTTACATCATTAACATATGGCATAGCTGATGCTGTAACACAAATGGTTACTGAATCTGCTGGCGGTGGTTTTGGAGCAAATATTTTAGGTATGCTTGCTGGTGGTGGGGTTGGTTTCTTATTGTCTAAGTTGTTTGGATTACAGGGCAGTAAAAAAATAGAACAAGATGAACCTATATTAGCAGAAATTACGAACTGGCCAGAATTCTTTAAATCCTATGCTCTGCCATCTAGTGCATATTTTCAACCAACTGGCATTAATCCTACTGGTACAGTTATTCAGCATAACCATAATAATATAAATGTTGCATCTGGGCCTAAGACAGCTTCCTTGGTGCAAACAGCTTTGACTGAAGCTGCTTATTTAAAACAATTACAGAGAGGTCTTGGTTAAAATGGCTTTTAGTAAACCAATACGAGTTTTCTTTGGTCAGTTTATAGTGCCAGCAGGTAACACATATGCGGAAAGATCATCCCTAGGTGTTGATGATCAAGTGTATCATAGATTCTTAACTGGTAAAATACATGACAACACACCAGGAATTGAATCTTATGTTCATACACGTATACCTGCTGGAACAAATGGATTGATTTCAAATTGGGATGAGTATTTAGATTTAACTACTGCTAGTTTATCAGAAACTAGTGGGAATGAATTAACTTTGTACAGGGATCTATCTGGGACAGAAGATGAGATAGCCTGGGTTAACGAAACTGATGCAACTTTTTTACCTAAGAACAAGTTAGCTATTCATAGTAATTTAAATGACTGGTTTAAAAAAACCCACAGATTAACCTATCCTTATCCATCTTTATTGGAACCAGTACCAAAAATTACTTATGTAGATCAAGGTGGTACTCCAACTAATGTTTTTTCAGTTTGGATTTATGTAACCGGAGGCGGTGGTGACAGTTCAGCAGTTCAAATGCAAGTTAACAAGTATGCAGCAGATGATACATTAACTTTTTTAATAGATGCTAAAGATACTATTACAATAGGGGACGCAGAATTAGTGGCACAGACTATTACAGGCGAGAAACTTTGGTCTGACTTTCCTTTAGAGAGAATTCAGGCGTATGATTTAGCTGCTGGTGGTGATGCTCATATTGTTGTAACAGCACATGGAGGAGTTTGGAAAGTAGCTATAGATAATTATTTTGCTAGAGCTTATACAGCAGATCTTGTAACACTCCCGTGTTTAAATGATGCTATGGCAAGAGTAGCATTTGATTATGATAAGCGGCATAGAATTGATCCTACAAACAATGTTTTTTCACAACGGTGGTTAGTGTTAAATTCTGAAACTATGAAGTATTATATAGGGACTCTATATAGTATAAGCGATGCATTTTTAGTCGGAACTGGTAAACGAAGTGCTAACGATGCTCAAGTAGTTTTACAGATATTAGAAGAAGGATCGTTCTTGGACACGGCTTGGACTGATCCTAATACTGCTGTTAATCTCATGAAGTATGTAAGGGTACTATAATGCAACCAGCAGATATACTCCACATGAGTACGGAAGGAACTTTGTGTGAGACAAAGTTGCAGATTCGTACACCTTTCGCTGTAACTACTGGTGGTTGGAATACGTTTAATGTAGCTAATGACTGGAGTATCAATTTTTCTAATGAGTCTTTAGCATCTGAAGCTACATTTACGCTAAAGTTTTCTGAGAATGGGGATAATCCAACATTGTTGGCGTCTAAAATAAAACAGTATTCAGAATTGATATTCAATGTAACACATAAGGGTTCTACATATGCGGTATCTAAACAGAAATTCTATGGTAGTATAGAAAAGATAACTGAACATGGCGGTGAAGCACTAGTTCTTAGTTGCTATGATCCTATTTATTTTTGGAGCAAGTGCCATGTGAACTTTGGAACTATGGAAGCTCATAATATAAAACTTTCATCTGACCATCTTGACCCTAATCATAATCCTACATACGACCCGCCAAATGATCCAACTAATTGTATCTCGTTATTTCCTGTAACAGAAAATGACGAAACTCGTTGGGTTATTCCTAGTGAAATTGATGGTAATTCTATGTATGGGGATGCTTATGTAGGGACTATTTCTGATGATGTTTATAATGGTGCTTGGGATGGGCATAATTTTAAAGCTGGTTCAAATAGGCGTACTTGGAAAATTATGGGGAGAGTGTATGATTCGCAATTAGATTTAACAGCATATGGTATTGAAACAGAATATCCTGAACCAGTTCCAAATGATTTTTATCATATGGGTTCTGATGTAGTTGATTACATTGAATTTATCGGGTACACTCCTGTTGGTTCAATTTTTGTAGAGTTTATTGTGTTGTATGAAGAGGGCACTAATCAGATTGAAGATATTGTAATGCACGCTCTTAATCCAGAAATTACTGGTACCATTACTGCTATGGGAACAGCTACAACTTTAACTTCAACTCTTTCTGATTTCATTAGGGATGCAGTTTTAGTTGGTTCACAAATTTATAACAGTGGCACTATGGAAACTGTGGATGTTGTAGAAGTGGTTGATAGAAATAACCTTGTTACTACTCCTATAACTGGTATTTACACTACTGATGATACATTTATTATAACAAATGGAATGGAAACAACTCCTAGATGGAGGGATACGATACACTATGAAACTACTGGCGGATACTGGGGTGGTCAAACTATATTTCCATCATACATTACAGTAAATCAGTTTACTTGGAATGCTGAGGATGGCTCTCTTCTAGATATGGTGGAGCAATTATTTAATGAAAATGCTCCACCTAACTACAAGATATGGTTTGACCATGAAATTGGTAAATTACGCATGCAGTATGTAGAACAAACTCCATTCGATTCTACTACTCCATATTACGATGATGCATATGGAAAGTTTATTGCTCCACCTGATCCTGATGCTAGTGATGCTGGCACAAATGATTTTCACACGGTGTATAGAGCATCTGAAGTACATATGCCACAAGAAGATTATGGTTTTGCTACAAGAGTTATAGTGGAAGGTGTGAATAAATTTCCAAAGAATTTAGTTCATATATCCACACAATTTGTTACAACTCCTCCAGGTTTAGATGCTTTAAATTTACCTGCTGGTTGGAACAATTGTACAGAAACGGCTCCTGTTGAATGTGATATGAATAAATGGGAGTGCAGAGCAACTATTGATGGCCCTGTATTAACTTACGCACAAGTTTATGCAGCTCCTGGTGCTATGGGTAATTTATTAGATTTAGATGCATCTACTGGAATTTATTGGATGTACCCTATACATGAAGCAACACTAAAAGGTTTTATACCATTTATTGTTGCAGTTTTAGATGAAGTAACTCCAGTAGGAAAAATTGTTTTCAATGCTGCCCAAAGTTTACGTGAATTTAAGTGGGGACTTCGTATTGAATGTTGTGATGTTGATGGAGTTAGAGATGATGGAATGGGGCAACTATACATTAATAAAGATGCTGATTGGCAATTAATGCACGCTGATTTTTACAATAGAAAGGTTGAATCTTGGGAAGAAGTTGTAATTGATTCTGATTTCTTAACTAAGGAGTGTAAATATATTTTATTTAGTATGAGTCCTGTAAAATTAGTAGACCGTAATTGGGGTGGAGTAGGTGCAGCAGATATTAGAATATTTAAACGCGAGATTGTAACAGGTGAAGCTCGTATTGCAGACTTTGGTAGGAAAACATATGGGGTTTGTGATAATGCTGTACCTGAAAATACCACAGTGCATGATGCAGTAGCAGATTTTGTTACTGATGGCGTAGCTGCTGGTGATGAATTGAGGAATATAACGCAGGATTTTGTTACTACAGTGGACTCTGTAACAAATCTAAATGAGCTTGAGGCTATAGTAGTAGCTGGAAAGCAATGGAGTGATTTAGATGTATATGAGATACGCGATGCTGCTAAAGCTACAGGTAAATGGGACTATCAGTTAAGTACAGGAATTGATGATTCTGTAGCTCGTGTTAATTTGCCTATTCTTTATCAACAAGTAGTAGGCGGCAGTATTTCTGATTGGGGAACTCCTGCTGGTTTTATATCTACAGGTCACAGGGATTACTACTATCAAGATCATAGTTTATCTAATTCTAATGCATGCAGAAGGCTAGCTTCAAAAATTCTATTTGAAACTGTGAGAGAATTCTTACATGGTGGGGTTAAAATAAAGTGGCACAATGATTTACAGTTATATAGGACTGTTCAAATTGAGGATAAAAGAACAGGACTGAGTAAGAAAGCTCTTGTTGAAAATTTAACATTGACACAACAAGGCATGTCGGTAGACTTATCTCATACATCCTCGTGTACATTTACCGGAGAAACTCTAGAGGCGGTTCCAGATGTATAGGAATAATCCTTTATGGAAACAAACTATAGATCCACGTAAACTTCGTAAGTTTAGTCAAGCGTGGCTGGTTAAATATCAAATTTTAAAAGAATTGAATAAACTTGGTAGTGGTAAAACTACTAGTGTGTCAGTAGGTAGTGTAGCATCCACTTCATCGGATAATGCATTATCTGAAACACTTTGGTCTCCATTTGATGATGCTATTGCTAATGGCAATCTTGGTTGGTTGGAAGGATATGCTATTCCTATTAATGTTGTAATGGGTGGTGGTAAAGCAGTAGCTACAAGTTCGTTTTACTTTGATGTATCTACAGCTAAACTTCAAGTAGGAAAAGCTGCTGCACTAGTTGGTTCTATAGGTCTTTGTACTTCAGCAGCAGGTGAAATTATTCTTACTGCACCAGCAGCTTTAGCTGCTGCACATACATATACTTGGCCTGATACTTTACCAGCAGCTGATGCAGGGTATTTTTTATCTGGCACTATGGCTGGTGGTTTAAGTTGGGTTCTAGGAAGTTCCACTTGTTTATGGAAAGTTTCAGGTGGCGCTTTGAAACCTACTGTTGATGGAACTCCTGTTACTTTAAAAGCTAGTGAAACACTAGGTTTATCAGAAGCAGCAGCATCTACTCAAAAAGTTTTCTTTAGTCAAACTGGGGATGCAAATTATAGATGTGCAATTGATTGTGCTGGAAAAATAACTTGGGGTGATGGAGCCAATCCGGTAGATGCTACTCTAGAAAGAATTGATGCTACTACTTTGGGAACTAACTGTAAATTACAAGTCACTAGAGATGCTGCCAATAAGAATATAATTACTGGTTCTGTTGTAGGAGATGCTACACCAAGAATTATGATTGAAGTAAACTCCACAATGTATCTGGGTGGAGATGGTGCTGGTGGATATGATGGTTGTATTAGTTGTGCTTCTGATATATTAGATTTAGAAGCAGATACAATAAATATTGATGGATTGACTGTTCTTGAAGCATCTACAACTGACAAGGCTCTGAGTTTTGATGCTGGTAGCACTTACAATAGATTGGAAATCTTGGGAACTGGTTCAATGTTTTGGGGTGCTGGTTCTACGGATGTTGATGTCAATCTATATAGGGGTGCTGCAAACAAACTATACTTAGCAAATGGTGATACACTAAGGTTTCTTTCTGGAATAGTAGAATTGTCTGGTATATCTGGTGTAGTTTCCCCAATTGCTGGTGTGATGCAGGTGTACTACAACACAGATAGACTTTATGCAATAGAACCTTCCGGAGAAATACATGATTTAACTGTAGCTGAAAGACAGAATTTTCAAATAGCTGTTGGAAATAGGGAAGCAGGTACTACAGATGTTTTAGTTTCAGTTGATACCGAAGCAGCTAATGGAGCGCCCGGGCATGGAATAGTTATAAGACAAGTTGTTGATTGGGATTTTATTAATCGGCATGTTGAAACTGATTACACAGCCATTACATTTCCAGTAGTGTACATTGTAGGCCCAGGTTGGGTTTCAGCTGGTAATTTAGCTATGTTTAAATCTTTTAAAAAGACTGGTAAAACAGCTAGACTTAGAGTTAGAGCAAAAAGAGATGCATATGTTGGTATACCTGTTCCGATTAAATCCTTTAATTTAGTAGTTTGTGATGAAGGAACAGCGGTTAATGTTCAAACACAATTATGCACACTAACAACATCTTGGGTAGATTATACATTAATAGCAGATTTATCAAGTTTAGGTGATCAACTTCAATGGGGAATTGAGGTTATACCACAATCAACAAATACGGCAATCGCAGAATCAACATTTAAGTTTTATATTGATGATATAGAACTTGCACAGTGGGCACTATAAGGGGGTATTCAAAATGTGTTTTCTAATGTTCAAAAAGAAAAATTCTGGTAGAGATTGGTCTACTAGACCATGCCAAATTGAAACAACTGAATTAGCTGCTGTTCCTGAGCCTATTGGTGGTTGGCCTAAGAACAGTACAGTATATTTCTATGTGGATGATGTTAATTGTTATGGATCATCGTCTGAAGAGAAACTACTACTATGGGCTACTACAAATGTAAAGAGCACTATAGCAGAGATCATCTCATATATGAAAGATAGAGGATTGAAATTAGAGCAGAGTTATATAGGTAATGGGGTTCAAGTTAATATTAAGTTTTACTACCAACCTTTCACTAAAGCTATAGCTAATATAGAATCTCTCTCGAAAGGTTATGAAAGTTTAAAAGGTTGTGACAGTGACTTTATTGTGAATTCTAAAAAAATTAGCGGGTTAGTACCAGGGCAAGGCACTAATTATAATGGGCTAGTGCAAGCTCAAGAAATCAATAGAGTTATGAAAAGTGCTGATTGTTGGATTAATTTGTACACGTTACAATTAGCACTACAAGCAAGTGAAGCTGCGGCTCTTCAAATCTTTAAAAGATTGTTTTGGCATGAAGCAGGCCATTGGGCTTGTGGACTCCGAGACGATGTGAAAGGCAAGAGACCAGGGATAATGGTGTATTCGTATTTATCCCTTCCTCCTAGTAAAAGTGAAGAATTAACTATTGATTGGTTATACAATTAAATCGGAGAAAACTATGTTGCTTTTCACAATTATTGCTCTTCTTCAAACAGAAGTTATGAAAACTCCAGATTGGAGCGCGTTAGCTGATAAGGGCATTTGGGGAGCATTAGTAGGAGTTTTAGCGGCAAGTTTAGTAGGTTGGAGTGTGTTTTATCTCGCTAATAAAAATGCGTATAAAACTCTTAGTGATGAGCTAAGTCGCTCCAGTATTAGAACTGATTCACTATTAAGTACAGTGCGGCATAATAGTGAAATAATGATTCAAATTATTACTGACCATACTGCTGCTATGACTAAACTTAGTTCAGCAGTAGATAATGTAGCGCGCGTTGTGGATGAGTGCCCTAAGAAAAACAGTGAAAAGAAGTGAGTGTAAAAATGAGTATTGCTACAATAGTGGGAGCTGGCCCTAATGGGGAGCCTTTCTGGAAAGATGTTTCAACCGAAACTACTGTAATGTGCTGCAATGCAGGCATTTTCGGCGCTGAAAAATTTGGTTGGAACGCTTCATGGTGGGTTATGGATTATAGGATATTCAATTTTGGGTGGGCTGTTGACATCCTAAAATCTAAGAAATACCCATTATGGGGAACTCCTGCTATCGTAGATAAACTTAAACCTCTTGGATTGAAAGTTGACCACCTGTTTATAAATAAACCAGCTATGAATGTAAATAGCTTTCAACCAATTAAAGGGGTTTATCGAGGCGGTGGTACTATTGTTGGATGTCCATTGCACAAATGTTACTGGGAAGGAGTTGACCCAATCCTAGTAGGTGTGGATATGAATGGCAATTCTAACTTAACTGGGACTAGGTATCCACCAGGACATTGGAACTCCCAGAGATTAAAGTTAGAATTATTTATACAGAAATATTTACCACAAACTGTTAGTTTATCTCCAACAAGTCTTAGATTAGGGATATCAGTCCCTATAGTTATTCCTAATCTTTCTAAACACGACTTAGTATGTGTACCAGTAAACCCAGTTAACAGGAGAAAGTAGTGAATAGCGTTATTGTACTAGCAATTACTAATCCCGCTTCTTGGGATGATGCTTTTCACAATGGAAGGGCTGAAGTAAAGAAGAAGTTTCACACCACACAAAATGCATGTGCTGCTGTTGCATCTAGGTACATGCAGATATCTGGATTAATAGATAAGTATTACTTATCTACAACCGGGCTACACGATGCATTGTGTAAATTGAAGTGGAAGAGTGGTAACAAGAAATTTATTAAAATAACTGACTATAGGAAATTAATACAAGGAGATGTGGCTTTTGCTAAAGATTGGAATAAATATTTAGATCCAAAAACCGGAGAGTGGAAGAAAGTTGGGAGTGATCATGTATTCATAATTTATAAACATGAAGAAGGTTCTTCTTATGCTATGGTTCTAGACAACTATGAGACTGGGCCTCATACTAGAAATTTACTGGAAGGAGATAAGACACCATTCGATTTCGCATTGAGGTATGTTGAAGAAGAAATTAGTGAAGCGGAACTAGGAACAATATCGAAGCAATTGGTATTAGGAGCATTCAAGGTTTTTTATTCCAAGCAAGTCTGGGATAAATTACCTCAAGGAACTAGGAAGTTAATCAACGGCTTGCGTTCTGAGAGAATATTTAATTAGGGAGACTACAATGCCAATCGGGAAAGAAGCAATTAGCGAGAACGATTTTTATCGCGCATTCCGTATGAAAGTACGCGACCCACTTCTAAAAAAGTTTGGTGTTAACAAGGACGAGAAAGCTAAGGCTTTGGTAAGTGCTCTTGACAGTGAACTTCCAACACAAATTTATAGTTATGTTACAGTAGCTGAGAAGAGTGGTGCTACTGGACTTCAAAAGTTTTTTAGTGTACTAGGTCACTTTAGTGACTGGATGAACAGTAAAGGGTTGGGGGAGTTTACTCCATATCTTTTGCCTATCATTCAACACTCTGTGGTGATTATTTATAACAAGTACTTTGATACTTTCTGTGAAAAATATGGTTTGGAATCATTTCTAGAAGGCCTCTTTGGATTCTCGTTGGATAAAGAGAATTCAAAGACACCTTCAGTAACAGCAGCTACTTCTTCTGCTGCAATTGCAGATAGTAAGAAGTAATTAGCAATTAGCAATTCACATTCCTAGTTCCCAACCGTTTCTTATCTCCGGGCCTCTCCCCTACAATGTTGTAGGGGAGAGGTTTTCATTTTTAATCTAACAATTTTCTATCGTGCCATCTTTACACAATTCGTCAAACTCATCATCTTCATCTTCAAATACTCCTAGCTCTTCTCTACACTCTTGGCACAAATTATACTCCCAATCTTCTGGAAGTTTCTCCCCACAGTGTTCACAATACATTACTTCATCACCCATTGTTTTCTCCTAGATTAATTATCTCTTCCCATCCAGTTAAGTACATAAGATTAAGTGTGAACTTCCTCATACTATCTGTCATGATGAAACTAACAAATGGGTACTCAACGTGTGTTACGACTCCTTTCCATTCAAAACCAGCTCCATCTTTATAAGCAAAGAAAGCATGTTCTTTATTTACTGTTGGTAATACATCTTTAAACTTTTCTGATTCATCTGGAAACTCACATTCGTGTTCTTCAATCGAACTATCTACGCCATGTTTATCACTCATTGTTTTCCCCCACAATTGATGGAGTCCAGAATAACAAGTTTTGTATATTTAAAAAAGCAATACCTGTTGGTGTGTCTTTATTTCTGAAATCTTTACTTTCAATTTTTATTATCCCATATAAATTATTAACGTTGCAATCTAATACTGTTCCAGAAAAATATGTGATGCCAGGCATTTTAAAGACGTAAGATTGTCCTATTACTGGTAACATCGCTACTCCATCAAACATATTTTTCTCCTTATACCTTTAATTTTTCTATCAACTTTGACACTAGTTCAGTTGGGTTTAGATAATACCCATTAACAGACCAAGGAGGACTACCATAACTAATAGTTTTATATACACGCCATTTTTTCTTACCATTTTTTTCATACGCTACAACTAATCCTAGTCCCCTAGCATTAGCAATTTTTTCTAGTTTGTTATACTGTAGATCTGTTACGTCTGGAGTTCTATTTTCATTCTCTACCACCTTAACTTCTATACCAACAAATCTAGAATTTATGCACACTAGTAAATCTGGAATTCCAGTCCTAGAGAATTGACTAGGCGTATACTTTACTGCGAAACATCCTTGTGCAGTAAGAGCATTTTCCAGTTTTTTAACAATGTCACTTTCTTTCACTACACTCCTCCACGAATAATTTTACCATGTAGCTTACCTTCAAATTTATGCTTAAGAAAGAAGCAATTTAATTTTCCAATTTTAGTTTCATTAATTAATTTTCCAAAAACTTTCAAAGTTTCTCTTAAGCATTGCTCATCATTAGTTCTAATTTGGTAAGCATCACATAAATTCTTCCATCCTTTAAGCAGCTCTAAGGTTAAGCTACTGTATTTAAAATACATTACACATCCTTGTGGTGTTCCAATTTTATTGATGTTATCAACAACTTTTGATAGTGTGAAATCATAAATAAACTTTGATGGTACTTTACTTACTTGATATGCAATTTCCCACGTCGGATTTATAACTGGTTTAGCTATGATTTCTGAATCAGCATCTAGCCACAACATGCTATCTTTAAATTCTTCCATCACTTGTAAGATAGCTGTTGGTTTATAGTTGCAGTTAGCTAACCAGGAACCACGATCTTTGTAAGGTACTATAGTCATTGGTAGTTCAAGTTTTTCTGCTGATTTATATAATTTATCAGCAGAATTTCTATAAGCTGGTGTACACGCTGTTACGATTCGCATTTACACATCTCCTTAATCTTATCTCTAGGAACATCCCTCATATCAAACCAGTTTGTTTCACTAACAGAAAGTTCCACTTCCATTGGAAGTGGGAACACATCTTCCGGTGCTCTACGTTTTTCCATTATTGCTACAATCTGTGGAATGATACTTATCTCGCTCTTATGTATATACATCTGTATCTCATCATGGATTGTTGCAATTAAACGTGACTTCTTACCTCTCAAGAACTGCCCTACTTCTAACATTGCCATCTTTAAAAGATCAGCAGCAGTCCCTTGAATGGTGTAGTTCACTGACTCAGTGTAAATCTTTTGTGGCTTAGGTACACATCTTCTACCAAAGAAAGTCTTTACTACCCCTGTTTTATAAGTTGCACTTCTTACTTGATCGCACCATTTTTCAATTGTATTGAAAGTAGAGAAACAAATGTACTTTAATTTCTGTGCCCCGCCAATAGAGATACCATGCATATCTGAGATAGTCTTAGCGCCAGAACCATAGTAAATTTGGAATGAGCAAATCTTTACCATAGTTCTCATGTACTTAAAGTCAGGTGTACTTTTACTTTTGATAGCCCAATACTTCCAATCTAAATCCCATTTCTTTGATAATTCCTTATCTTTTGTATCTGGATTAAAAGTCTCTTGTAATTTATTGGAATTCTCTAATTCTTCTAGTTCATCCGAGTATAGTTTTGCAGCTAACCATGAGTGCATATCTACACCATCTAGAATCATCTGGATGAATTTCTTATCTTGAGAAATGTTTCCAATAATTCTTAACTCAAATGCAGAGTAGTCTACTTTGATGTAGATATAATCTTCAGGACAAATAAACCCTTTTCGTATAGATACAATCTGCTCATCAATCATACCATGTGTCCTAGAAAAACTGTCATTAGGTATGTTCTGCAAATTAATTTTTTCTGAACTGAACCTCCCAGTGGTAATAATCTGGTTATAGGAAGTGTGAATTGTGAAAGTTCCATCCTTATGATCAAATGAGTTATTCAATATGGGGCTAATGAAATTGTTAAGCAAGTGATCTAAGTGGGAGAATGTAATTATTTTTTGTACAACAGGATTGTCACTAAACTTAACTAGTATAGGTACTCCAGTCTTTGGTATCTTAGTTTTTTCAGTAAACTCTGTGGCTTTCAACCCCAAACAATTTTGTCCTGTTCCAAACACTACTTCAGCTAGTTGTTGTGAACTGTTTATATTGAAATCTTTTCCCCATAACTCTTTAAATTCCTTGTTTAATTTAGTAACTATTTCTGTAATTTTTGTTTGAAGTTCAGCAAAATAAAATTTATCTACTATCATTCCATTGTATTCAATTTCTGCTACAATTCTAGTGAGTTCTCGTTCCATCAAGTATATAGTTTGTATTTCTTTGGGCATAGTTTTAAACAAATCTAATAACTTAAAAAACAACATATAAGTGTGTTGAGCATCCTTACAAGCATAAGGAAAGATTATCTCGTCTGGTAGTAACCCATAGTCTCTTTCTTCAGCAGTTATTTTATTACTAGTAAACCACTCAGTTATCATAACATCCCACGGGTTACTATCTTGTAAATGTTTACTGGCCAATCTTTTAAGATCATGTGCTATAGAAGTTTGTTGACACTCTGACATTAACATAGTGTCATTAAAATTAGGTACTGTGAAGTCTATATCAAATGTTTGTTTAACTACACGTATATCGAACTTACCACCATGCATGATAATTCGTTTATCTGTTTTAGTAAATAAGTATTTTATAACTTCTATAGCTTGCGTGTCCAATTCTTCTGGTATTGGATTGAAGCAATAGTCAGAAAACCTATACCAATACACATTTCCTATAGCAGTTTTGTCCTTCCTACTACCAAATCCAATGGAAAACCCAAACACTTGTGCTGATCTCCCTAGTCCAGTTGTTTCAGTATCAAATGATACATATTCTGATGCACCATGTTTGAGTTCATCCATTAAATATGCCATTATCTCTTGAGTATTAACACAAATAAAATTTGTTGGCTTGAGCTGCATTACACTCCCTCCCTAAAGTTTGCTAACACAGCATAAAATCTAGTCTCAAGTGGGTGTATATCTGATCTAAGTTCAAATTGATCAATAAAACGGGCCACATCTGCTTCTGTTCTACACAAACCAGAAACTTTTCCCATGAAGAACTTAGAAAGTTTCTCTCCTATTAATAGAATAACTTTATTTTTGCCCATACACTGTCCTAAATGAAGCAATAAATCATTCTTACTAGCCTCACTAGGAGCTATGTTTATGGCAACAATTAAGTGGGCACTTTCAATGTACCTCTTTGTGAGTTCTCTAATGAGCAACTCCTCATCTTTAGTAGCAGAGTTTACATTTGTAAGACTTGTTAAATCTTCCGTATGTAACTCTGTGCTATAAAACAGTTCTTTAATACTAGAGATGTAAAGGATTTTATCGCCTTTTACATCTGGAGTAAGAAATAACACTTTTCCAATTCCATGATTAGATTCCCATTCAGCGAATTGTTTTCTAAGAACATGGCAAATGTCAGGCATTTTCAGTCTCCTCTTCTTCTACTTCTTCTGCTTCTTCTACTTCTTCAATCACATCGTTTTGTTCCGGTACTTTAACCCAGTACTTAAACACTTCTTCCATAAGTAAATCCAGTTCATCTGAAAATGGTATTCTTGAAACAGGATGAGATCTCCGTTTTCCTCCCCTTAGTTGTTCTTCTATCAAAAGGAACTCTGCTAATTCTGGTCTTTTAGGAAGTTTTGAAAACATGTTCTGTACAGGCACTATACTATTTGTACTCTTAGTAGCTACGCTATGGAAATTCCACACATAATTTATATTGTTAACACCTAGAGTTTCAGCTATACTTTGGACAACAACACATACTCCAATGATTTCATACGGTAACATTGGGAGTAATTGACAATGCCCAAAAGTTACAGTGCAATTAAAAAATGAACTAATTTTTTCAATACTCACTGTCCATAATCTAGGCCGCCAATCGGCTTTCTGGATAGCATACTTATCTATAAATAAGAATGTCCCATTATGGTTTTTCTCTAAATCCTTTAATACAAATGCTTCTTGATTCAAGAAATGCATACCAATATTAGTAGAAAAGAACCCTTTCTTATTTAATAAGAATTGTAAGTTCCCGTCATACTGGCATATTGGATCTTTAGTTTTACCCCTATAAGCTAGTGTTAAAAGGGCAAACATTTTAGCTGCTAACTGCACACCTTCCAGACATGCAGAATGCTCTTTAACACTATTAAAAGTTCTTGAAGAAGTCTCCAGTCTGAGGTTCCTAGAAACATTGGTTTCCTTTGGCTTAGCGTTAAAGGTTGTTAGGAATTTAAGAAGATCATTCATTCTACTTTTCCTCCTCTATTGATAGCCCACATATTTTGTACATATCTATAAGAGTTGGTATAGTAACATCTTCTATATCATATCTTATAGCTTCAGTACTGACTTTACCTCGCTGCTTTATAGTTACCTTATAGAAACCTTCAAAGAATTCTACAACAGTCTCCACACCATCTTCAATTTTACTCATCCGTATATTTTTCATTGTTTTTCTCCAAAAGGATCATCACGATTAGGGTGTACAAAAGTTTTTAAGAATATTTTCAAACCAGTAGTAGGATAAAAATAACCACTAACAGACTTTATAGCCCCGAGTTTTACTAAATCTGAGAGAATCTCCTTTATTTCCCATGTGTCAATTCCGGTTACATTTTCAAATTCTGATCTTGAGAATCTAGAAAGAAGAGTTAATTGTTCCGTTACAATGTATGCTCGTCTTTTAAGTATAGTAACAAGAGCTTTCTCATTCATTATAGTCTCTTCTTTCTTTCTCCTAGCTGAATAAATGTCGTATCCCATAGATGGTTTATTGTAACATTTATATAAAAATGTTACAGCAGCTTCTACATGAGCAGTTTTAACAATTACAGACTTACCAAACTCATCTGTGGAGAATAGTCTAGCTGCAATAGATGCAGCTATTCTAGCTATAGTCCATCTATGAGAACCAGCTACTACAATAGGAACAGATGAATCATACTGTTCTGCCATTTTAGTAGCGTATGTAAATACAAGTTTTTGGGCCTCTATATCAAATTTATAGTCAGTTGTTTTTCTTGTCCACACCCAGTTTAAAAGCAGGCTACATAGTTCACTAGTGTACTTGTGCTCCACATACAGTGGCATGTATGTATTAATTTCATCCAGTTTAACTTCATCCCCTGCTACAATTACAAATATATCAAATCTAGCAGTATCAGCTTCGCTTCCCACTAATTTTGTTATTGCTAAGCACCCCAGATTAAATGAAGAAATCTTCCTACCATCTCTAGGGTTAGATAACATGATTGTTCTTACTCTAGCTGGATACTCATAATGTTGTGCTTGTTTAGTTACAATACTTTTACCATATGATCTTAGTAGAGTCAACTCTCCAATTTGTTCAGTGGATAAACCACTGAATTCATCAATAGCTACTAGTTTACCATCGTTTAGTGGAAAAGCACCTAGCATAAATTTAGCGCCACGATGACCAGCTACTTCTATAAATCCACCCATTATGCCTACTCTACTTAATGCTTCTCCACTAAGAATTAAGCCTATGTTGAAGTGTTTACGTAGTCTAACTAATGTTTCAGTTTTCCCACATTGGGTGTCTCCTAGTATTAAAGAAGATACCCAACCTTGTTGTACAACATCATCCCCAAACATAAAACTAATTGGGGAGTGATATGTAATATCAAACGCTTCAATTAAATCTTGGCGTTTCCAAATTTTTGTTACGTTAGCTTCAAAGTCTGTGTAGATATCATATAACTTCTCTAAGGTACTTTGATCTTCTCTAGGTTGGAAAGTTTTCAGGTGTTCCATTACTGTTTTAGTTTCTATGCCAATCTCCCTTTCCTCTTTCATATCTAGGAGATTGGTTATTGTGTCAGAAATTATAGCATCTGTAAAAATATGGGTAACTTGATTGTTAACTGGGTCTACTACAGTTCTTCCTCTGAAAGTGTATAGAGAATTTATTCGTAGCCCATACCCAATGAAGTAACAGAATCTGATAGTGTGTTCATAAGCATCCGCGTCTAGAGAGTAATCGGGGATTACTCTAATCTCCTCAATGTTAGCATATTCGGTTATTTCAAAAGTGGCTGTCTTACATGTTATGTTAAATAAATCTTGGAAGAATCTGAGCCTTGCTGCTGAAGTAGTTAATCTTAGCAGCTCTAGTATGTTAGCACTATCCAATTCCAAGTCAACTTCATATTCATTTGTTCCATTTTTAAGTCTTGGGCAACCAATACATTTCTTGTCTGGTTTTTGGTTGTCCGAATAACACGTACATTTTATTCTTTTGGGTACAGCGAATGTTTCAAATTCTTTTCCTATCAACCTCCCGTCTAGTTCTATTCTTTTGTTAATCTTATCTGCTGTTACTGCTGAGAATAAGTTAACTTTTAGATAGTTACTATTAGTTTCACTAAGTTTGTGAAACCAAACTGCGCTATTAATAAGTGAATTTAACTGGTCTCTAGATTGCTTGCCAAACTTAGTTATAAAATTGGTCACATCAAAATCTGATACTTGTTCTTCTAGGTGAACTACTTTCACTCTTCTAGTAACATTATATAGTTTCTCCAATATAGTGTTAGCTGATTTCCTCCCTGCTGCATCATTATCCAGTATTATTATTACTTCTTTATCTTCAAAGAATTTTATCCATTGTATCTTAAATCCATCTGCTCCACCAGTAGATGATACGGCAGGAAATCCTATTGAATGTAACGCTAAACAGTCAAGCTCACCTTCACATAGAATTATAGTGTTGCTGGTGGGGAAAACAGAACATGGGAATAAATATATTCCGCATCCTGGTAGGCCAATGCACTTCAGCTTATGGTCTAGTTCAGTTATTCTTTTGTATTCAGGAAGCCATTGTTTGATATTAACAATAGAGCCATCTACATCTAGAATGGGGATGGTTAATCTTCCTGCTGGATTAATGCCAAGCCTAAATTCTGAGATTACTTGATTAGATAAATGCCTTTTAGTAGATAGATGTTCCAGTAATGCTTTACCTGCTGTAGAGTTGTGCAGCTCGTGTGCCCATTCTAGAACTTGAGCCTCATCTACTATACTACTTTTGAATACTTCTGGATTAAGTTCAAATTCTGCTATTAGTTCTTCAGCCGTTTGTCTTAGACTTGTACATTTGCGTAATTCTTTAAAGAATGTTATTAGGTTGCCTTGAGCACCACACCCGAAGCAATTAAAAACTCCGCCACGTTCAGGAATAAGAGAAACAGATAGTGAATCATGTTTATCTTCTTTCCCGATACGATCAACATGAAAGGGACATTTTATAGAAACGTCCCCTTTCATGTTAATCTGTGGCAGAACTCGTCCTAAGAGTTTTTCATAAAACTCTCTTGGAGTTATGCTTTTTAAAATGGATTGGAGCATTTAGTCAATGCCTACTGGAGTTTCAAGTTCATTAGAAGAAATTTCGGCATGGGAAAGCTCCGCACGCAACCTATCATAACCACGCAATTGTTCAATAAACTTACTCAAAGAACGAGCTGAAATGATTTGTTCTGGAGTTAAGCCACCGGAAGGATTTACAGTAATCCCCCAATACTTACCAGTTGGGCCTGGTTTTTGTGTTGTTCCGAATGTCCAATAACGAGCAAACCAAGCTCCACCGCCAAGACGAGACATGTTCTTTAGTTTCTTGTATTCATTGATATTACTTCCTGCAAATTGGATAACAAAAAGTGTGCTAACTAGAGATGATAGAGCTTCAACATCTCCACTAGCCAGACTTGTCATATCTATATTACTAAAATCTTCCTCATCAATGCACACCAAAAAATGTACATCCCTACAAAGAGGCTTAGTGCGTTTGTTAGAATTATCCGAAGTGAACAAACAATTGGGGCAATGGTTACAATCACCTACACTAATTGTTTGTCCGTTAGATGAGAGATTAATAACTGGAATACCAATCATTGAAGGTTCAACTTGGAACATACCATACTTTCCTGCCCCATCCCTAGATGAACAAACCATAGGGGAGCCCATTACAGCATCCTTTGTGCAATACTTCTCCAAGTAATGGAACAAAGGAATTGCTACAATAGATTTCTTAGAAGTAGAATTCAGAGAATCAAAAAATTCCCCTTGTTTTGCTCCTGGTACTCCTTCTGTAATAGGAGGAGATACAGCATTCATAATCTTTTTATTGTTCAATAGAATTGGTTCTACTGAATCATCTGTATCCCCTTCAAGTTGAAGGTTAATAGGGATAGGGTAATACTTTCCCTTACTCTTTGGATCTACAGCCAAAGCTGTTTCCGGAACTTTCGCAAGTTCCTTAGTGGGAACTGCCTTTGCTTTACCGTTAGCCATTCTTTTCTCTCCTAATATGTCTTAGTGATTTTAGCAGTTACCTTGCTAAAAGTTTTAATCAAATCTTCTGGCGGCAACTCAGCACCGGAAGATAAGAGTTCTTTAATAGCTGAACTTAATGTTCTCGCATTCACCGTCTCCTTTACAATACTTCCTAAATTATGATTCGATAACCACTCATGGGCCAGCAATTCATTATCTTTATTGACAGAAGCATAAACGTCAATAGATAATTTAAATGTAGCTGCTACTCCACTTTCTCCACGCAAAGCAAACTTATCAGTTTCCTCCCTCTCTAGAACAATCCCTAGAGTTGTTGCTAAAAGATCATAATTAGATGAAACAACATCTAACATGTTTGTTAAAGCAGCTTTTACTTTATGACAACGAAGCTGCAATTTTGCCAACTCTACTCTGTCCGCTGTATTTAGATTGAAGTTTAACCCAACTTTAGTTAAATCTCCACCTACATCTTTAAACTTCACGTCTCCAAAGACGCTAAAGTCAGCTTCTACATCTGGTTCCCAAATCATTTGTACCTCCGTTTAATTCTAATGTAGTCTCTATATGCATCAATTACAATATGCGTTACTTCCATTGCTACTGCTAACAACACTATTATTACCACAATATTCCACACTAGCATTATAGATATATCTCTCCTTCTAAGATGTTCCCTACGTCATTCTTCCCATTAAGGATTAAATCTTTTAGCTCTATCTTAGCCTTTAATCCTTTTAGAATTCCCTCCTCTACAGTTTTACTGTAAACTAAATCATAATACGTGACTGGATGTTTCAATCCAATACGATGCGACCTTGCCTCACTTTGTTCCCTACGCTCAACACTATAAACATTGTTGTAATAGAAAATGTAACTAGCTCTTACAATTGTAAAACCAGTAGAACAGGCAAAAGGTTGACCTAAGAACACTTGAACTTTGCCTTCTTCAAATAAGTCAACCTTTTCCTGTCTCTCTGCTACAGGTATTGAACCATCTACTAAAGAATACTTTATATTATTGGTGGCTAAGAAGTCCTCTATAATCAAACGATCAGCTCTATGAGCAAACCAAATGATTATGGGTTCTCCTGTGTCGTCTAAGATTTGCTTTATAAATTCAAGTTTAGGATTAGCTTTTAACTTCAACAATCTTCTGGCATATGTTACACTAGTATCTTCTTCCTCATCCTTCACTGTTTCATAGTACCAATCACTAACAATCTGCCGTGATTTTCCTAGGAGAGTTAATGGATGGTCTACCGCAAGTAGAATGTCACTGGTTGGAGTTTTGCGTAGAACTTTGTTTTTCACAAAGTCATTGTATATTGACCTAAGTTCTGGAGCAAGATCAAACTCTACTTCTAGGTAAGTTCGTTCTGGTAACTCAGAACATACTTCTTCTTTAGTAAGTCTGTGGCTGAACGATCTAAAGATATCCACAAACTTAGGCATGTTCTTGTACCCTGTAACCACATGCTGGTTATAAGAAGAATGGATAACATAAAGAGATTGAAAACTAGTCCAACTACTACCATAAGCATCTGGTTTTAGAACTAGTGCTTGACCAAAAATATCTTCCGGTCTCTGTGTAATAGGGGTACCCGTTAGCGCCCATATATACTTAGGATTGCAGTTGCTAACAATCTTTTTCATTGATCTACAACGTGCTGTAGTGTGTGACTTTAATCTTTGACTTTCATCCAGAACTATAATGGTTTTCTCGTTAATGAATTCCATTAACTCTTTCTGTAATACTCTTAAACCATCATAGTTTATCACAAAATACTTAGTTCGTCCATCCCTAGATGAGATGTTTAAATTCATCTTTCTTTCTGCTGAAGTTCCTATTAAAGATGTTGACAGATGATCACTGTCTGGTGGGATAAGTTTCTTAACCCAGGTGTTTACTAGGGATGAGTCTGTAACGATTAAACACTTATCCGCCAGTCCGTTTCTAAAACAATCATCTGCTGTTACAATAACAACATTACTTTTACCTGTTCCCATCTCCCAGGCTAACATGAATTTATGGTTTTCTAGTAAAAGTCTATTTCCTACTTTTTGATGTGCAAACTGTTCTCTCTTTGTAGGAAGTTCTAGTGGCTCGATATCACTCCATTTTTTACCAGCTAGTGATACTAAAGAAGAGTGAATTATAAATTCGTTGTTGAACTCACTCTCTAGAATCCTTGGGATAACTGATTCAGAATAAAATGTTACCAGTCCTCGTCTAGTCTCATCATAAATAAATCCGATCTCTAGTAGGTATGTCCTGACTCTTACAGCTTTGTCTATTGCTAATGCATCGGATTTACTTACAGAAGTTTTGGTGACTATTATGTTCCCTTTGCGCCGGATGTCCCACATTCGCACCCTCCAAGTAGACTGTGCATTATACCACAAAATCTCAATAATGTCAAGCATAATTTCACACTTTCTTAAAGATCATTGAGATTGTAAAGCATGGTATTAGTGTAGTTTATTAAACAACTACACTAATGCCATGCTTTTGATCAGATTTTTGCACCCTGAAGCCCATTGGTCTTTCTGAAAGATCAGCGGTGGTCTTTCTGACAAGGCAAGGCCACCGCCCTACCCACTAGTACACGGGCTGTAGCCTTGCCAATTTACAACAAACGTGGGGCAAGTTCACGAAATTAGAGTAGTTGTTTAAACTATTCTACTACAATCTCGCTGATTTGCTCGTTATAAGGAAGCTCTTCTACGAGTTTCCATAGTTTAATCTGACTGTTACTCTTATTAGAGTATAGCTCATGTATGAAGTTTTTAACATCTGAGTCCTCAGAAAACATCCTAACATGTTCACTTTGTATTACTCTACCACGATCTACAATTTCAGGATAAGCACCAATCCAAGTTACTGCTATGTTAAACATTTTCATTTCACCTAATTCCATCTTCATTCTCCTCCTCTGGGTTACGGATTATTTCTATAGTTACTTTAACCAGAGCTTTCTTACTAACAGGCTCATATTCCATTGATTCATATCCTGCTCCACATTCCTTACATACTCTGTGTGTAAGTTTCTTCTTCCTAGTATCTGTAGTAACTGCTGTAACATGGTGCATTTCTAGTTGAAAATGTGAACTTTCACTATCAACTCTAAATATTGTGCCATTTAAAGTTCCTGTAAGTTCAATCTTCTCTGTACCTTCTCTTTCAGTCTCCATCTTTCTTTTCCTCCTGATGTTTCTTATACAATTGAAATGCCCTGTATCTTACACTCCAAGGTTTGTATGCTTGGTACAAAGTTCTACCGTTGTCTAATCTTTCTTGTACCATACAACATCCAAACCGCATTAAATCATCATGGTCGTCCCAATGTAAACCGTACTCTTTAATCTTCTTCTTGTGAACAGGGTGAATTTGAAAGATACTTCTTTCACCTGCTCCACCAATTTCCCAAGTACGGTATTCATTTTCCTTAAATGCGATGTACGTCCAGATAACAGGATTCTGGTTGTACTCTAGATAACAGATGCTAACAATCCTATTTGTAATATCTTCTACATCTACATTATAAGGATTGTTACTAGAGATAATCTCCGCCACTTCGATTCTATACAGAGCCTCTTGTGATACTGGTTCCGCAAATTCTGGTTCTGCTACTTGGTCATCATTCATCTCTTGTGCTACAACTTCCATAGAGCTGTAGCATACCATTGATAAACTAATCAGGAAAATTGTGAGCTTCAGTTTCATCTTGTACCTCCGGAAGTTTTACTGAGTCTAGAGACTCACACTCATTTATTCTCTCCTTTATCCTGCTAGTTGCAATACTTTTTCACCACGCCTAACACATTCATCATAATCACCAACACGAGGAACTTTACGATCAGTTAGAAGTTTAAATACTTCTTCCTTACGCTTTTGTCCTGTTCCGAACTCAGATGAAACAAAACGCTTTTGCATACTAACTTCTGAGTCTGCAAAACCATGTGTGTAGAAGTCAGTTGTAGCAGCAAACACATCCGCTACATTCTTCCCTTCATTTCCTGCTCCACGATGAAACAGTTTGTGCAATTCCATATACTGATTAAAAGCAATAGTGGACACTTCTGTGTCTTTTTCTTTTTCCTTACCTACTACAAATCCAGCAAAGAACTTTAGTGCATCCCCAGAACTAACAGACTGCTCTTGAAACTCATTAAGTGCCAACATAAACTCTTCTTGCACACCAAAGTGAGTTTCAATAGCAATTTTCATGTCATCAATCTTAAGATGAGCCAAACCAGTGTGCCTAATCTTAAAAGAAAAATCACCACTCTCCTTTAGCGCCATATTATATGTATTACCACATACAACCATTGTAAAACCTGACTTTGCAATAACTGTAGAAACTCCTCCATGCCCCCACAAAATATTTAGCCTACTTTGTGTTTGCCTTCCTGCTGCTAGAAAATCTTCATTAAGTTCCACACTAATGAAACCTTTCTCACGGTCACAAACAGTTCCTACACTAGTAATCTTATGGTGCGCTCCTTCTAATGCTTCTTGTACTGCACACCAAACATCACCATTAGAGATCAAAGCATATTTTTCTGAAACTGTTGGGCCAATTGGCAAACCATCATCTAATGAAACTGTTACATAATGTGGAGTTTTTATACCACTAGGAAGAAACAACGGTTGCTTTTCCATAGGATATAAAATACCACAATTATCAGTAGTAATTTCTGGCACAACTTGAGTAAGCCTGTGCCAAGCCATTTCTGTACCAACTTGAATATCACGTTCGTAAATTTCTGCCGCCATTACTTCATTCTCCTTTGTTATCAAAATATTCCACTTCACCTGTTTCTTTGTTCATGTATCCCTCACGCTTTTGTTTAGTGTTAAGGTGAACTATTTCATTTGTTCTTTTATCCCTAAATCCGATTAGTTCTCCTTTAAGCCCAAAAGCTTTTTCAAAAACCCAAGGTGCAAATTTACCAAGTGAAATTTGGTAAAATTCGCAGAAATTCCAAATCTGTTTCCAAAACCACATTTTTCCTCCTTGGAAAATCTCTTAGATTTTTCCAATATTCACTTGAAAATAAATTCAAGTTTCTTACCACATTTTGTTTTGAGTTTGAATTCCCCAAAATGGTTTTTGTGCTGTACATTGTTCTACTAGTTTTAACACCCCTTTTTCTTTCATACCACATTCTATCATGATATCAAAATTGTATTTTCTCAACGGTCTCATCAATCTCCTGACTCTACTGTAATCACCATAGTCTACATAATCTGCGTGACCTCCAAATCTCTTAAATTTATCTTGTGAAGATAAGTGGATCTTTGGTGTTAAATTTTTATCTTCTGAAAGAACAGCACACATTTTTAAAGCCATGAGTATTTCAGTGTCGTTGAAATCACCATAAGGCCAACACTTATGATGATGAAAATCATACGTGAACATACATCCAGTTTTCTTACAAATTTCTACTACATCTCTCACTCCCCAATCTTCGTCATTCTCTAGAGATATTCTTTCTTTAACAGTTGGAGGAAGCATGTTGAGTACATTAATAAACCTCTCCTTGTACTCAAGTTTATTCATTTTCTCTGTTGACTCTTTCCCAACATGTTGTACAATTACACTCTCAAAACTTCCTAGATACTGTAGTACTTCTGCATAATACTTCAAGTTGTTTAGGTTATTCTCTACTTTATCGGTGTAACGTGAACCTAGAGACGCTACAGGACTGTGCATTGTGAGTCGTATTCCTTGTTCTAGGCAGAAAGATTGAGTTTTCCTTAAAGTGGCTGATTCTGTATGAAGAATCTCTTTATAAGGAAAAAAGAACGGGGCTGTTATCAGCCCCGTGTTGATCCTGAATAGTTTGATATCATTAAGTGCATTGAAAGATACAATTTCTTCAATACACTTTAGATTAATCTTGAATCTCTTTTCTACATCTGATCGTTGGATGTTACTAGAGGACACTAAGACTGCACCAGAATTTAAGTTTTGGGTTTTGTTAGTTCCACTATAGCCTAAACGGATTACCATTACTTGACTAATCCCTTCAAAGCGATATTGTAAATTTCTCTCCAAAACTTTTGAAAAGCCTCATCGTCCTCAATAATCCTAGTTTCCTCCATTAGTGATAAGATTGGTTCATTCCTATCCTCATTCATAACAGGAGTAGCTACTAGTTGTTCGTTTTCGTTTAAATGAATTATTAGCGCCTTCCCAAATTCCAACATAGCTCCTGAAGTACCAAGCCACTGAATAAACGGAAAAATAGTAAACTTCAGCTTTACATTTTGTTGGTGAGCTTGTTGGAATAACTGTTTAACTGTAAGCAATACAAAAGGCGGAAGTTCTGGATTTGTTACAACAATTGTTAGATGTTGTTCATGTGGCGGCATTGGAACTTGTTGACTAGCCTCTGATGTCATTTGTTTTCTCCTTTTACTCTTCAAAGTTCGTCTATCCGATCGGTTCATTGATAACTCCTTTGTAAAACTCAGGGTCGTTTTTCATATCCTCCAATAATAAATTGACACTGACTTCAAAATTTTCAATGCCGCTTAGTAGTAGTGTTTCTTTATCATCAAAGACTGAATACTTGCCATTCTTAATCTTTATGATAAAGAAATGGTTGGCTACCTTAATAAAGTAGCCAACCATTTTTCCGCGTTTGTTATAGTAGAGAGTTGGTTGTACCTCTACTAAATTTTTATCTGTCACTTGCTCTTCTTAGCCCGTCCTTCTAGTGCATATTCATCCGGCATTGAAATGAATACGCGAGAATCATTGTAAATTGCCATAGCAAGTGGTTTTTCAGACTTGTTACGTCCAATCTTAATCTCGATATTTTCCGCTTCCGCAGCTTTTACGAGAATCTCTAGAATCTTAGCAGCACCCTCACTAACACCATTAGGAGCCGCAGTAGGAATAGGCCGATTAATTTCAAATGGAATCGGAATTCCCCGTCCCACTCCACTAGAAGGTTCCTGCAACTTCAATTCAGCAAGAGTGATATTTTGCTTGGCACAATAACGAGAAAGGGCAGACTTGAGCTTCCAAATCTGGTGGTCTTCGTACTCTTCGATCTTGTATTTCATACCAGAACGAAGCATAAGATCAGAAATTTCATCGCGGGACAACTGGACAAACTCATCCGGAATCCCAGTCTCGATCTTAGCTTGACGAGCAAACAATTTCTCATCTACTTCATCAAGAGTCTTAATATCCATCCGCGTACAAATCTTAAATGCACGCTTGCGCTTACCATAAAGATTAAACTCTAGCTTATCATAATTTGGAGAAATCTTCTCCAAAAGTTCATCGAGTACGTCATCCTTCAGCTGAGAAAAATTGATTTCTCCATATACAAACTCCACTTTCTTCACATCGGCCATTTCTTCTCTCCTGAAATTTTGATTCAGCCTGTAACCAGGCTTCACACTACAATACTACCACAAGGCGGCGCTCGTGTCAAGTAGTTAGACAGGATTCTTTGTTTCATTTTTGTTCCTCGTAAAGTTTACTTTACATACTCTATTTCATCAATATCGAAAACCACATCGGCATTACCTAGTCGAACTGTAAACCGGCCAGCAGTTTCGTCTATCACCTGCCCAATTTGCCCCTCAAAAGGTTGAATTTTAATTCTAACTTCTCTAGTGCTGCACTGGCCTATAGTTACATCACCAATGTTATCTTTTGCTTTCATAATGATCTTAGGTCTGATTAAAGAGTTTACTAATTCTGTGATCACAGAATCAGAAGTTAAAACTAACTCCACTTCTTGTAATACTTGTTTCAAATTAGTTACAAGAAGAACTATAGTGGCAAATTTACTTTTTAGTTCCCCCCTCACTTTTTCCCTCTCTTCTTCTGTCATAGAAGAGTAAAACTCATCAAATTCTGGCATGTTAGAACTCCGATTTAATATCCTCTACTTTTGCCAACATAATATCAAGATTCTCCTTCAACTCGTTCACTAAATCCTCAATGTCACTTAGTTTCTGTTGATGCTCGGCCTTAATATCATCTACTTCATCTTCTGTATACATCTCATCACAACAACCATAACAATCCTGCTCACAACCTAAATCATAACAATCAAAATTTTTGCCCTTACAATCTTTAGCTGTAATCTCCCCACATTCTATACAAACTTCTCCAATATGAGGTTGTCTAGTAACATCTTGCGCATATTCTGAAGTGTTTCCTACAAACACTAGCCCATTCCCAGTGTAGAGTTCTTTTAGCTGAATCAATTTTGCAATCAATTCATCTAATGTTAAACCAGTTTCAAACTGCTTTTCTTCTTGAATTTCCATTCTATTTCACCTCGATTTTTTCTGACATCATACCTGTACCAATATCCACAACACTTTCTAGAGCTGTGATATCCTCTGTCAGCCTTTCAATTGCAAAATTAGATGTAACATGTTTACGCCCTAGAGCTAACAAGGTAAACTTCATCCGTGCAACTAAAAATTGCACAGCTTCAACATTAATTTGTTGTTGTGTTACTGCCATCTTTACTCTTTCTCCTTGTGTGTATTAGTACATGGTAAAAACAACGCTGGCCCATGAAGATTTTCCAAGCCCTTCGGTAGATTTAGTTGTATAAATGCTTCCATATGGCAATTCCTACACCAGTATTTTTCATTCACGCATTTCTCCCTCCATTTCCACGTTGTTGCATGAACCATGTAATGCCCTTGTTTACGAATGCGTTTATACATTCGTTCTTCAAGGATACCAAAAAGTATTTTCTTAAACCTCTCCTTTGCTCTATTTTTCATGTTGCTATCCCATTTCTCTGAAGTATATCCGCAGCCCACCACATGACTTCTTTCTTAGAGTCATTTACTAGTGGTTTTACTAAATCCCACAATTGTAAGCGTTGAGCTGCTGTAAGTGCTGTTAATCTAATGTTTTCCTCCTTGTGTTTTAGAGCTTCTTCTACCATCTTTACAGATTTAGTAGTTCGTAATAAGTGCCAAAGCTTATTTTCTCCTAAACTCTCCATCTAAGTTCCTTATTTTTCATAGTTTATAGTCTCCGCTCCTACGCAATACCAAAACTCTTGCTCCACTACTTCACCTTTTAAAGTGCAAGTGAAGATATATTTCCTATAATACTCTACATCAATACTTGTTACGCCTTCAAAATCCCCAGTATTAACATGCTCCAAATCTTCCGCTTCAAATGTTAAATAACCATTTCCCCCGCCCCACAAATATCCATTGATAACCCCTGTTATCTTTCTTTCTCCTAACACTATGTTTCCAGTGATAGTCATTGGTGCAAATGGTTCCATTTCATTTCTCCTTTGGTAGACATTTGTACTTTCCAAATCCATCTTTCTTCAGCAAGTTATCCTCCTGCGATAACTCCTCCTTACTTATTAGACCCCTCCAGAATATAAATTCTTCTTTCCCATCAAATGGCTCATTTACTTCAATCATAGCATCTATTTTAGTTCTTATGTAGAATGCCAGAAATTCAGGGTTCCAGAATATCGTAAGTGGCAACCAATCTTTCTCAAAATCATACTTATTCTTTGTTACACCAACATAATGCCACGCTGCCTGTATATTCGACCAATGAGAGTCCCAATTCAATTTCATTTCTTTTAAAGCACGCACAGTGTCGTTTATAAATTCTGCTGTATCTGTCTCATAATTAAACAAATATAATGCTACCAGATAATAACGTAGTTCATTCATCAGGATATCTGGATATGTAAACAATAAATTATTTTGCTCATCTCTAATCCTCAACTCCCAACTTCCTTGATGAGACCAAAAAATTATATCAACAACACACCCAATATAATTTGCTACAAAGTATCCTAAATTCTGCTGAAACATCAATTCCTCTAGAAATAGGGGATCAAAACGTGGGTGAAAAGATTTGTTCATTTTCAAATCATGTTTATGTGTTTCTAGTTCCAATTCTCCCCTCCAATGAAAATTTGATCCCCTTATGTTCCGTTGTAAACAATACAGTGGCAAATTTAATTCAGACATTATCCCCCCTGATTTTCACATAGTTTTTTAAACCTCTCTAAAAAATTATACGCTATTACATCTATATAAGCATTAAACGCTTCATCTTCTTCACCTTTATTTATTGCTTCTTCTATTCTATGTGCTAAAGTAAACACGTCTGCTTTAACACCTGTTTCAAATTCAGTTACAAACTTACTTAGTGTCTCTTCAGGAGTTATTATACACTCCAATAAAGATAACTCCATAAACCTTTTCAAATTAGAGTTAAACTTCCACTCTGAAAGCAACTCTTTTCGCAATCTATCTACAATCTCTTGTTTATCTGTTCCAACAAACTCACTGTACAACTGTGTGAACGCTTTAAATGTGGTCATTTTTACAGTTGTTACAAATATAAATGACCTGGCATAAGTTTTATCTTGCATCCTAATTATAAAATCCTCTTTAACCATTAGGCTCCTCCAATATTGCAAAATTCTCAGCACAAATGTAATTCATTTCCCTATTAGTTGTACAAGCCTCTAGAGAATCATATACGTCTCCAGCTTCATCCCCTTGGAAGAAAATATCCTCTCCACTGGATAATTCTTTAATAGTTAATCCACCATGTTCGTAATTATAATCAAATAAAGCAGGCTCATCTTCTTCCACTTTATCATACCCCTCTTGTTCTACTTTAAATGATCTGCGTTGTTCTGCCCACTTATCAATAGCACCATCTAAAATATGCTTAGTGGCTTTCTCTCCTACACAGAACAAAAACATGTTATTTTCACTTATCACTCCTAGTTCACATTCTTCAATAATAACTTCTGTGTCATTAGCTGCAATTAAAATCAATTGCAGTTTTCTAGCTTCTGGCCCCTTGTCAGCCAGTTTGTTTAACAAATCAGCAACTGTTAGCATTATTTTTCTCCTTATCTAATCACTACTGGAATACCATTACATGTTACTGCTGAATATGTCAGCCAGATAACAAGTATTACTAAGAAAAACATCCCAATTTGATCCCAGCAAGTTTCGGTGTATGTAACGTGATAATCACCTACTTTCTTATCTTCTGTTTTCTTATCCATTATTCTCCTCCCTTATTTTCTAACTCAATCTCAGCTGCTTTCCTCTGACACTCTTTATAAGCGTCAGTCCACTTATCCAAGTCTACAGTTCCCAACCCTGCTAGCTCACTTAATTGACCCAAGAAAAGAATAACAACAGGATGTTTGTTCCGTTCTGCTGTAGAAAGTTTCTGATCGCAAAGTTCTTGCATAATCTTTGCGAGATCAAAGATTAACCCACTAGAGTTACAAGCTCCCAGAGCGTTTAATGCATCATTATAAATATTGCTCATTTTCTACCTCCACTTACATCATCCCATTTATATTCACCTAAATAGCTATCTTTTAAAGGAAAAATAGCCGCTGCAATAACAGTAGTTTTAGGCACTATCCTATCATAAAACTCAACAGCAGAATCATGCTCAATAAAGACTTTGCTTTGAGTAAAGTACTTACCACAAGACACTTGAGCGTGCCAAACTACCACGAAATTACCATATTTACTGCTCATTATTCTTGTCCTTTCTGTGTAGTTTTCCTTGATTAATAATTGCTACGCGAGAATTCTCAAAAAGGATATACATAAGCATAGCCTTTATCTGTGACAAAGGACGATCTCCAATTTCTTCGGATACTACATGCATCAAATGTTCATCTGCAAATTTCTCCGGTTTGGAAAAATCAGCGACTTTATCTAATATGCAATCGGTAGCACACTGTAATCCAGTACTGCCCAATTGCAAAATATTTTCTGTACTTTTAGCGACGTAGGACTCATCACTAAAGTTTTTCATCATTTGTGTGAACGCATTAACTTCACCGTCCATTTTCTTCCTCCTCTGTAACAATGTAGTCTGGTTGTAAAATCAGCTTATTCTCGTTTACACAAAAATAAGCCGGGTATGGCCCTGACTCTGTTCCTAATGCTTTGTTTTTCATAAAGAATTCTCGAAGTTCCAGTGTATAACCACAATCAGGGCATAAAATTTTAAACTCGCCCATTGTGTTTATCCTTAATAAACTTGATAAATGAACCAACAGTTCTGTTATTCCAACCCTTACAAGTACATCCCCAATCGAAAGAAGAAGTTAAACACCCATCAATGATTCTCTGCCTCTTTAAATCTTCTACATTGTAACATCCTTCAAGTGAAGGTCTATTACAAATAACACACCTGTATGGAATCTCAGGGAAAT